CTAAATCAGAATTTTTATCCAACATTTTACTAAACTATTATTAATTAAACCGCTTAATTAATCCATAAATATATTAATTTTTTATCAATTTTATTCCATTATCTGTTAATAATTCACTATATGTAGAATCCAACCCAACTCCTCTTAAAGATTTATTCTTTTCATACTCCTCTATCAACTCCTTAAATTCTTGTTGAGATATACCACCATCTACTTGATTCTCATACATTCTATTGTTCATATTAAGTAAACTAATCACTATAGCCGCTAATCCCAGTATAGTGGTAGTAGCTAATCCTATAAACCATCTTTTTTGTATTCTTTCTTGTTTTTCTTTATCCTTCCTTTCTTTTTTATATATCTCTTCTTGCTTATCTGCTTCTTGTTTCTGTGTTTGAAATCTCAAAAGAACCTGAACATTAGACCTTATTTCTTTTATAATAAGATCCATATTTTCAAATTTTTGATTTAAAATAGTATAAGATTCTCTTAATCCTGGCTTACCATTGCCATCTATTTCTCTCATTAATCTATCTATATCCTTTGATCTAATACAATTATGATCCATACTCTCATTAATCTTTTTATAATATATAACCAATAATTAACACTTTCCAAATTGATATTATTGCGAACAATTCAATCCAGAAAAAATAAGCTGGATGTTCTTTACCTTCCTCATCTTTCCATTTAGGAAGTTTATCTTTAAACAAAATCATTAACAATGATAATAATATAAATGCAGCATTCACCCAATATTGTTTAAAATCAATTGCTATACTTAATTGAGCAAAAAGAATACCTCCGTAAGCTGCAATCATATGTAGCCAATACCTTACCTTTTCCTGTTCTTCTTTGTTATAAGGGTCGTCGCCCATGAATGCTGCCATAACTCCTAATATTCCTATAAGTGAGGCTGCAATAAATAATAAGGGTGTTGCCCCTATCATAAGAGCAGGATAGGCTATTGACCAACAAAAAGCAGTAAAAGCATATTTCCATACCTTCTTTTGATTATAATTATAATAACTCATCGAATAGCTTTTTTGCCATCCAAATAGCCATAATATTGCTATTGTGTAAAGTATAGGTATAATTAATAATATGAGCTTAGTGTATATCATTGAGTTCTTTTTTAGTTTTGGTTAAATAATTTCATTTTTTAACTATTAACTTTGCAAAACCCATCCTTCCGATGTATATTCATAAATTCCATCGGTCGTTAGACATCTATCACCAATTTCTGGAGACAATTTCAAATGCTCTCCAGACCTTAATAACAGAGTATCATTATTGACTCTAAATGTTGAAGGTTCACCGCCGATAGCACCTATTAATCTCGCATTATTTACGGTATTATCAGAACCAGTACAATATATATTCTCTGCATTTCTCGCTGATCTAAAATACATTTCATCACCCTCTATCAGGCAACCGCTTATTTCTACAGTTACATTTCTGTCAAACACAAAGTCATTATCGCTCTTATATATATAGTATGCGCTTTTTAAAGTTGAATTTAATATTTTGAAATCTAATAAATTCCCCTCGGTAATTATAAACGGAAGTTCAGATTCTACTCCTACTACTGGACTATAATTATTATTTTTAATGACTAAATTAGTGATAGTTGATAAATGTTCTGTCCCCGGATAAGCAGCTCGCAAAAACTCACCAGCATCATTATAAAGATTAACATAAATAGCCTGCTGAGCTTTATTATATGTTATATTATCAAATTCTATATTATCAATTGTAACATACCTATTAGTAGGAGCGGGATGCAGATAACGCCATACAATCCCATCCGTAGCACCAGTCACCTCTCCGGACACATGAATTGGTTCTTCAACGGAGCTTGCAACTGTGAATGGCGATGTGTCATTAGCAACTTGATATAGATGTCCATTATTATCGCATAAATCTCCCCGTTGATACTGTTTTCCTGCACCCCATTGCTCCCAAGATGCGCCCATAATTCTACAAAAACTACCGCCTACCCCGACTCCATATTGGTTGTGCGTGCAATTTTTAATGATAACACCTGATGTATCGCCTACAGAAACAGTATGTACCTCGAAATCAACCCCTGGTATAGATGTCGCATCATCGTAGGTGTTAAATGTACATGAGTCTATTATAGCGGTATCTCCATTCCCAATTTTTATACCATCCTTTAAACTTTCAAAAACAATGTCGCTAATACTGACATTTTGAAAATCATCAATCTTTATACTAAATAAAACACTCTCACCATTGTAAAACCCCATGTTTGAGAGGTACAGATTTTTTATATGATAAAATCCCAAATGAGACAAATTACCTTTTATTAATCCAGAATAAGCGATTGTTGAATTGGTGTCTATATTAATATTATCTATATAAATACTATCGTCATAATAATTTAAGGTACCCCCCTTATTTACAAATACATGCGAATAATTGGATGTTTTTTTCAAAGTTACATTTCCAATTCCCTTTATTCTCGTGTATGAATCTAACAGTATCGTTGAGTTTAAATCATATGTTCCTTCGTTAATTACAACTTCTTTAAATCCATCGTTCAATGCATTCTGTAAGGCAGTTACATTTGTCGCAGCATCAGCCGTCGTGCTAAAGCCATATAATGAAGCATTAATAGAAACAGCTTCGTCAATATTAAAAGTTGTAAACTTTTTATAATAATCCTGATAATCTCCTATTAAACTAAAATCATCAAAGCATACATGAGTTGCTAATGATGTAAATAAAATTAACCACGCGTCTGATGTTTCTGTAACTGTAAAAGAGCTTGTTACTGTTGTTATTGATGTTGAATTTAAAGTATTAGAACTTGGTGATCCTCCGAGCAAAGCAGCCCCAATAGCATTTGACTTACCAAACTTATATCGAAGAGCAGAACCAGATTTCTTAATGTACTTAAAACTAAAGTCAAAAACATTTCCTTTGTATAATTTGCCTAAATAAATTGAAACCCCTTTAGTTCCGTCAGTATTATTAATGCAAGCATCAGCAGTACCCGATATGGGATTTACAGTATTTTTTGTAAATGAATCACTGTTTAAGTTTTGCCACGGGTACAAATCAACTTCAAAATCAAAATTATTGAATAAATTTTCTCCAATAAACGAAGATTGTATACCTATATATTTTCTTAATTTTATTAAATCATTACCGTCTTTCTCAATTTCATAAATTAATAACTTATCTTTTTTTACTAAAACATTACTTGTATTTTCCGATGCTTCAGCTTTTAAAAACATTTGATTGTCAAAAGTAACTTGAGCGTTTAGGTTTTTATAATGAAAATCCTTTAACTTAGAGTGATAAGGGTTAAGCGCATCGTAATAAAACCAATCATCTAAAGTTGTTCCCCAATATGTAGCATTTGACTTATCAAAACGATCATCATTCAGCACCGAAAAATCCCAAATCGTATCATTTCCTGTTCCTGAAACTTTGGGTATGCCTACACCTATTGATGTTCGTAGGTAAGTTGTTCCTTCTTCTTCGTAGGGTTGATTATAGACAATGACTTGAAGGCCTGCGGTAGGATAAAGTAAGCCTCGTTTTTTCATTCCAATACCAACTCCGATTCCAATTCCTGGCATATCAAATTGTTTTTATTCGTTCCAAGCTATCAAAGCACGTGTTACTGTTGTTCCACTCTTTACTATCTCTACACATTTTTCGTCCATCCATTGTCCTAAATTAGCATCTACTCTTTCTGTTGGAATAGGAAGGCTTCTTGTTGTGTCCTTTTGGTTTAATAATCTTACATTAATAGTTCCCGTTGTTAAAGGACAAATCCAAAATCCGTTTCTTATTGCTTTTTCAGATTTTGGAATATATCCATTACTTATATCTATTTCTGTAATTTCACTTTCTGTAGGATGAAAATTTATTGTAATACCCCCAGAGTCTCTTAGGGAAACTCCAGGGTTATTTTTTTTATTAGTATATTCCATAACTAATTATATTTTATGATTGAGTTCTAATAACAAATGATAATTCTGCACTGTCTGTTACTCCGAATACATCTGTTACTGTTACATCCAGTACTGCATCTGCTTTTGCTGCTGTTGCAACACCTTCTAATTTTCCAGTGGTTGCATTAAATGACAATCCAGCAGGCAAATTTGTATTACCACCTGTAGTTAAAGCATAAGTATAGGGAGTATTACCACCCACTACTGTTACTAATTCGTCATATATATTACCATCCACACCTGCTGTATCTTCTGTTGCAGTAATTGAACCAACACCTGTTTCAGCAGCATCTTTAGGAACTGCATTAGTTACTACTGCTTCTTCTTTTTGTGTAATTTCTACTGTTCCATCTTCACCATCTACTACTGTTACATAATCACTCCAATCTGTAGCAGCTAAAATAGCAGCATAAGCCAAAGTTCCATTATCAGCAGCAGTTCCACCTGTTACTATATCTACTTGCGCTTTATAATCTGTTGCTACATATAAAGTTCCTGAAGGTTCCGTATTATTACCATCTATATTTAACCAAACAGCTAAAGTTTCATTTCTATAATTAGTAAGAATAATAAAATCTCCTTGTGTTGCTAAAGCTGTTGCTGGAAAGGTTATAGTTTGTACTTCTGCAACACCACTTATTCCGTTTTGAGTTGGTGTTACTATAATAGAACCTACTCCTGCATCGTCATTATCTTTTGGTACGGCAGCAGCTACATCACCTGCTCTTGTTTGTGTTACTGTTACATCTCCACCTGTAGCATCTGCTATAGTTGCATAATATGTCCAACTATCTACTGTGTTACCATCATTATTTATAGCTGCTACAAAAGCAGCAGCGTTTTCAGCATTAGTTCCACCTGTTACAATAGGCACTTTTACTGTATAATCAGCAGCTACAAATAAAGCTCCTGTTGGTGCTGTTCCGTCTGCGTCAATATCTAACCAAGCTGCAAGGGTTTCTCCGTTCCAGTTAGTCATTATTACATAGTCTCCTTGTGTCGCTGCCGAAGTAGCTGGAATAGCTAATGTTTGAATATCTACAACTCCTGGAGTTCCATCTTTAATGGTTCCTGTGATATTCAATGCAGTTGGAGTGTTTAGACTCGTACTGGTTTTAGCAATGTTGTCTAATTCTGTTAATTTATAGTTGTTATCCTCTGCATATTTCTTGAATGCAGCCTTTGTATAAGGTAATCTCTCGTAATTTAATCCTGCTCTAACAATATCTTCTAATGTTAAATCACTATCTTTTCCATTAAAAATAATATCGTGAACTGTAAAATTATCGAAGTTATCTAAGTGGTCTGTTTTAAATTCTAAGCCAAAAGTGTCATTCTCATTGGCGAATATGAAATCTTTCATCTGTATGTAAATCTTTCTTTAATATAACCGATTTACAAAAATTTACGAATTTACTATTGCTATAAAAATAATAAAAATATTCCTTATTTAAAAATTATATTGTTTTTATTTATACATTGAAGGTTTTGTCGCCCACTTGTATTTTTACTCCAAACTTTTCTTCTTTACCATATTTAGGAGGTATAAATTGTTTCTTTTCTTCATCCCAAACATAACCTTCTGGAACATTGTACAATATACAGCGGCACCAAGGATGAACTGTGTAAAGTGTTGGCTTCCAATCGCTTTGTTTCTTCCCTATGTTTGTTCCATTTGCTCTTAATTCGCTTAATTTAAATACTCTTGGTTTGCTACCTATTCCATTAGTAGTGTAAAACTTAATACAAAACCTACACGCTCCTGGAAATACTTCTTTAAACACTAATGATTCCTTACCATATCTTCTCTCTACTTCTGAAGCACGTCCTTGCTGAAACACATTTTCCATTTCAGTTGCTGCGATCCTGCCGAGATCTCTTCCCCAATCTCCAGTTTTATTTCCTATCTCACTTACTATACTATTTACAGTGTCTCTCTCTATTATTGCTCTCTCTATGCTATTTTTTATTGTTTCCTCGTATTTATCTCTTTTTGCTTGATCTTCTTCTATTATAAATCCATTTACTGTTTGTGTTATCTTGTCTCCTAATCCTTTTATGTGTCCATAAGTTTTTTGTTTTGCATAATCTAACATTGCTTCTTCTCGTTCACTTAACGGATTATATTGTCCTCTACGTAAATACTTCAAAAAATCATTATAAGATATGTTCTTTGTGTTTTTATCTCCCAGAGCAGCAGATAACCTTCCAAAATAAAATTGTTGTTCAAATGGCGTAAAATCGGTCTTAATTGATTCTGGATCTATTCCATATAATTGTAGTTCCTTTTTATCTTCTTTTGTTAAGAGATCATATCCTATGTTTGTACCAATAAACAAAGTGTGATTGAACGAAATCACACGTAATATTTCTTGTATTTGCTCTTGGCTGAATATCATCTAATATCTCTTAAAAAGTTTTCACTTTATCTTCCTACTGTAAGTTACAAACACTCCTCCACTGCCTCCACCTATTCCTATTAAATTTTGTTTATATTTATATTGTAATTGTACACCATAATCTGTTCCTATGTATCCACCTAAATACAACCCGTTGACTTCAATATTATTTGTTATCGTCACCTCTTTTGTTATAGTAGGGTAATTTCTTATTATTAAAAAATCCCTTGAATATATCTTATTTTGTGTTACTGTATCTTTTACTTCTACAAATAGAGTAGAATCGTTTACCAGTGTATCTACAAAATAATTTTTATCAAAGTAAGCCTGTAATATGGCTGTTGTGTCTACATTTTGCTCTTTCCAAGCTGTATCTACTATAGTTTTATACTTTAACCTATATTTTATTTCTGTTATCGTGTCTCTTTGGTATACTGTATCTGTTTTAGTCACCATATTAGTAATAACCTGTGGCTCTGGACTAAAGAACCACAGGTAAACCACTAACCCTAAAATAATCAAACTAAATAAACCTATGAAAAAATTCTTCATCTTTATTTCTTTGCTACAAACTTATCAATTTGTTTTACTATCAACTCATAGAAACTTGTTCCTATTGAATAAGAAATTATAAGTTTCATTAATATTATATTGCTTTCTCCTGATTCAAGAAAATAAAAAGGAATAGCTAATATAAATGCAAATATAGCTACTAACCATGTCTTTGGTATTTTCCACTCCCATTTTTGTATTTCTATAAACTTTATATTGGTCTTTTTAAAGAAACCATATGATAAGAATACAAATGTTAACAAGTATGGTATACTTACCCATTGTTTTATTAGTTCTATAATTGTTTGTTCATTCATCTTATTTTCTTTTTGTTTTATTCACCAATTCTATTTGTATCATCTTTGTCATTGTATTTAACATCTTTAAGTAACTATCTGTAAAATCCTTTTCGATTCGTCCTGTGATTTTTGGATATCTTATGGGATCTTTTACAGTTGCACCTTTACTCTGTATTTTAGTAACGGTTTTTACTGGTTTTATGTTAGGGAGTTTAGTCATTTATTTCTTAGGAACAAACTTTTGCAACATAATAACTTTTTCACTTCCACCCTCGTAAGGATTAACATAGAAGTTAGATCCATCAGTATAATATCCTGTCATATTCATACCTCTTCCAAAAAAGTTGACGAATTTAATATTTTTCATATCAGGATAATCGATATTCTCTATATGTTTAAAGGACCCGTATACTAAGTCTTCAAGTTCTTTGCGCTTTAATTTTTTCAATACATCTATATCCATTGGAACTGGCTTTTTATCTTTCTTTTCTTCACCTTGTTTCTTCTCTCCCTTTAACCCACTTAAAAAAGATTCAGCTTCTTCTTTAGAATTAAAATATGTCTTACTAACAACATCCTCGCCCTTTTTGTTAATGTAATAATCTCCAGTTTTTAACAGATATTTTCCACCCTCCTCAACAACTTTTGCATTTGAGATACGTTTCTTATCACCACCCTTAATATTTGCTGTAGCTCTTCGCCCTGTTTCAAACATATCTTTGTGTACTAAACCAGTTTTCTTATCACTCTTCTTCCCTTTCTTTCTTCTCTTTTTTTAACTCTGATTCCAATCCTCTCAATTCTTCTCTAAGTTTTTTAGCTGTTTCAAAACCTCTGTTAGTATATGTTTTTGTATTTGCCAATTGCCTTTTAATGTTCTTTATTTTACCTTCTATTTTAAAGACTTTATCTTTCTTCTCACCTTCATCCTTCCCCTTCTCTTTCTTATACTGAGCTTCTGTGTAGTAATACTTGTATCCACCACCTGCTTTTGGTTCACGTTTAAAGTATTTGTGGCTACCCATTGCTTTTTGTAAGTAGTCTTCGTCGTAGATACCTGCTTCGAATCCTTTTATTAGAGTTTGTTCTAATGGAGTGTAGTCTGGTTCTACTTCTATTCCTAGTGCTTTTATGATGTCAGGCTCTAAACTCTTATTTAGGTTCTTAGACATTACTATACCCCATAATATATCTTTAATATCACTATCCTCGAGATCTTTCTGTTCCATTCCTGGTCTCAGCTCTCTTCTCAACTCATCGACTTTTTTAGAGACGTTATCGTTGAATTTTTCTTGACTACCTTCCACCCTAACTCTATAATCTCTCTCACTTAATTGTTCCTCTAATTGAGAATAGATTGAATCAATTTGATCGTCTGTGTATTCATCTCCTACCCAATCTCTAACGTTGTTGAATAAGGATTTTCTTTTCTTGTCGTCTTCTTCCAGTTCTTTTCTCTTTTTCTGTTCAACTAACTCCATATCAGACAATTTCCCTTTTTCTTCTCCCATTGGAGAGTTCCAATATCCCATCTTACTAGTTACCTTAGTCAACGTAACCCCTTGTATCATATGATGATTCCCCCATCTATCCGTCCATCTATAATTTATCTTATCACCTGCTTTCAATGACTCGCCTTTCTCTCCTCCTACCACTTTCTTAGTTTCTTTACTTCCACTCTCCTTTTTAACTTCTTTTTTCTTCCCCAATCCCACTTCTTCGTCTGTGTATTCTTTGTCGGAGAGTTTGGAAGATGCAGTTTTATGTGCATCTGCCACTTTTTGTTTTTCATCCATTTCTCTAAAACCAAACGTACTAAATCCACTTCCGTAAGAAGATAATCTATCTATCTCTCTATTTATTTCTCTGCTCTTATTTCTATGTTCATCACTGGTCATTCCCTGTTCACTCACCTCCAACCACTTACCATTAGCTTGTTTCTTGTACTTCTTGCCGTTGTGTTCTATGGTGTCTCCTGATTTGTGGGATGAAAGTTCTTCTTTACCACCATCTTTTTTGTCTTCTTTTATTTTATTAAAATATTCTTTTTGAATCTTCTGTCTTTCCTCTCTTGTTCCAGACATTAATTTTTCAACGTCTTTACCATCAACTTTAATGCTTTTCTTATCATTTTTAGTATTAAACGTTAATCCATATCCACCTTCTTTTAATGAATTAAATGATATTGAATTCCACGGGACATCGCCTAATTTATTATTATCACCACTTTTCTCCTCTCCACTCTTCTTACTACCATACTTCTGTCCCACTCTTCCTTTCTTCCTGTTTTCGTACGTATTAGAGTAAACACCCGAACGTGCCTTTTCGATTAAATCGTCTAATTGTTTGTATATTTCTTGTCTTTCCATGACTTTTAATTTTTTTTGATTTCTTTTATAAAAATACATAAAATATATTTAATACCAAAATTATTTATGATTATCTTTTAAAAAGTTATCCAAATACCCGTTCAATGCTTTATTAAATGGATCACTTTTTTCTGATTTGTCTTCAAATTGTTCAAATGGATTAGTGGTATCTGCATCTTCTCCTGCCATCTCATCTACTGCCTCGTTACTTTCTGGACTTCCCATTTGTTCCATTTGTTTATATTGCATCATTATTTGATTCAATAGAATGTCTTTGCTTGTATCTAATTCTCTATCTGAATACTTCATAAAGAAGTCTTGTACTGACATACCTGCATTAGTAAGTATCTCTATATCTCTTTTTAATTGTGCTTCTTCATCGTCTGGTTCCAATCCTGTAAATTGGAATTCGAATTTACCGTCTGTTAATGGTCCAACTAAGTATTTTGTGAATTTCTTTTGCCAAAATTTCATGAATGGTTCCAACCCTTTTTCTTTAGAATGTTTTAATCTTTCTTTTTGACCATCTTGACCAAACATTCCTTTACTTCCTTCTAAGTGGAATCCTACTTCATCAGGATCTATTCTAAATACAGTACAGGCTAATACAGTTAGGAACTCACTCCATTTGTGGAATTCCATATCACGATTCGACAATTGCATGTTTAACCACTCAAGATTTCCTCCTGATATTGCGGCTAATTTGTGGGAATTTTTGTAACCACTTAATGTATTCGACCATGCTTGTTTAAATTCTTCTAATTTAGTAGGGTTAACATTGTCCTTGAAGTTTAATATACCTTTCGGGTTACTTCCCTGGCTATTGTGAACTGCAACAAAATTAGATAAGAAAATGTGTTTGTCACTAAACACTTCAATATCATATAATTGTTCTACCCCAATACTTTCTCTACCCACATTCTCTATCTTAATAAAATGATAGTTTAAAATAGATGGTATCTCGATATTTGCTTCATTTAATAACCTTATTAACCTACCTCTACTTATTCTACCACCACCCTTAACTTGATTTTTAACTTTAGTTATATCAGCTCTCCCTACATAATATTTATTCAAAATATCTAAAGCCAAAGAATTCGGCAATAGATCCCATTTGTGTTGAGTTCGTTTGTTTCTAAAAACTCCTTCGTTCTTATAATCTTGTATATATCCAACTTTATCTACAAAGCTAACAACATCTTGAACAAAAATTATAATACTTCTGCCTTTATAGTTTTTATAACCACGTCCTGCTTCTTTCGCAGCAATACCTAAACTCAATAATAATTGTATAGCATCTTGTCTAAGATCGTCATTTACACAACATAAAGTAGGAGTTTTGTATCCCGAGACATTTTTCTCAGAATGTCCATCAGCAGAAAACCAACCTCTTAAAAATGCTCCTTTTAAATTATCTGGTAAATTAAATACACTCAAAGGAATTTTCTTATCTCTACTATATCCAAGCCCTATATCTATCAACCAGTCCATAAAAGTTGCATGATAAATAAATATTGCTGGATAGCCTTTAATCCTATCTCCTCTTGTAACTTTCTTATTTATAACTCTCTTTTGATATCTAATATTATACCTTTTACACACATCAGAGAATTTTTTAAATAATTCTTTATCTTTCTCCCAATGAAGGAATATTTGTAAAATGTGTTTTTGCCAATTACCATCTCCCATAGCAAAACCAATCATCTCCCAAAATTCTTCGTCCTCAACCATCTCTATAGTAGGGGTGAATGTGTTTGGCTTTCTTAATATAGCTTCTTTCGTAGGATTAGTAAACTCTCTGTAATACTCTTTTCCTATAAAATAATCATCAGGATTAAACATATTGTGAGAATTTATCTCAACCATACAAAGATCACCTACTTCAAGGTCTTTTTGTTCTATCCATATCGGTTCTGTACTACCTTCTCTAAATATTAAAAATCTATGTTCTTTAGATGTTTTTAATTTCAATCCATTATAAAGCCTTGTCTCATATAAATCATCTACTCTTGTTTTATAAGCCTTAGCATTAATCCACTCAACTCCATCATATACTTTAAAACTATCGTAATCCACTAAACTCTTAATATCTCTAATACCTAAATCTGTAACAATTCTACTATCTTCAGAAATACAGAAAAAATTGCCATTATAGGAGTTTGCATTCAACATCCATGTTATAATCTGAATCAATACTTCGTTTTCACTCAATCCATATCCATTTAATTTTATACTTGAATTTGCATTTCTTACTCCGAAACACAATTCCCATGGATAATACTCTCTTTGTACTTTGTTCTTTATTACTTGAACGTAACGAGGTAAGTATCCATTTATCATAAATGCTTCCAGTTGTTTTCTTTCTGCTTCCGTTTTGTATCTATGTTCTGCCAGGTAGAAAGTTCCACCGTCATATACATCAAAAGAACTGGGGCGTCCAATTCTATCTACTGCTACTTCAAATACTCCTTGATCTAATCCCCAACTATCCTCATATAATTTCCTTGTAAATGTTTCCCAACCATCAAAATCCCATTGTCCTAATTTGCCTCCATTTTCCATGAATTGGTAAACTGCTTCTATGGTTCTTTTATCTTGGTCACTTAGTTCTTTTTCTTTTTCATCAAATAACCCAGATTTTCTTTTAATAGTCCATCCTGGTTTTTGCATGTCTAAAGAAAACTTGTTGAAGTTACTTGCTTGTTCTATTCGGGTGTTTATAATGGCTTTTATCTGTGGTGTATTAGACATATTTCTCAACAGGTCATTACTTAAACCCATTGGTTTGTATCTATAACCTTGTCCTGTGTAATAATCACCATCAGGAGAGAAAGAAAAAGAACGTAAATCTGTCTTTTTCTTTTCTTCTATGTTTTTTATATGTGTCTTAGCTTCTATATATGCTCTAGGATCATTAGAAGTTAGAGCCTTTTCTATGTGAAATAGCTCTAACATTTCTAATTCTGATTTCATCTTAGAGAGTTCTGACAAGCTTTGTGGATAATTATGGCTGTCTTCTTTCTTTTTTGCCATTGTGAACTCTTCTTTTCTTTAATAATACCGATTTTTCAAGTTCTCAATTATTCTTCATCTTCATCAGCAGCCATTTTAGAATAATCTTGTGATTTCTTCATATAAACCTTACTCACATTTTTATATGCTTTTTTAATGTATTTTTTCATCTTGTCTTTATCCATGTCTGGATATACCTTTTCCATTTCTTCTATCATAGATTCTTTATCAACACCCTCTCCTTTTACTATTTTAGACATACAAGCTTTATACATCTCGCTCTTTTCTATCTCCATTTTTTCATCTTCATCCATGTCATCTTCTTCTTCCATCTCTTCTTTCTTCTTCATGGTTTTACCTTTGATAATTACATCACCAACACGGTCTAATTTTCTATTTAGTTCTGTATCAAGGTAAATGCCTTTCTTAATAGTTTCTCCATCTAATGACTTTTCGAGAGTGTCTTCCCACATTACTTGCATAGGTTGAACATAGATATCTGACTTGCATATACGACCATTAATCATTTCATTAATAGTGTATCTTGTAAGGTTGTTTAGTTCCTCTGTTCCTGACTTTATAATGTCTAGTTCGTCTTGTGTCAATTCCTGAGTTTCACCCTTTTTAATTAAAGAATGTATACTTAATTTAGCAGACAATACTTGTTCTGGTGTAAACTCATCAAATTTTCTCAATTCTTTTAATTGATCATACTCACTTTTAGTGATCTCATTTTTATTTATGATCTCTGTTCTATACTTCATTTTTCTAATTATTTCTTTTAGAAATACCGAATTCAAATTTCTTATCGTTATAAAAATAAAAAATTTTATTCAATATAAAAAATAATTGTGTTAAAATAAAAAAGTGCCACTAATAATTAAATTAATGACACTTCCAAAACAAAACACACTACTCTTCTCAATTAAGAGAATACTCTTCTTGTAACTTTTTATAGTTACTATAAAACTTCTTATAATATTTCAATGTTGCTGTTTTCTTCATTCCTAATCCTCCTCCTCCATTCCAATCTCTACTAGCTACTTCCATATTCCAATTAGGGTTGTAATAGTTTTGAAAGGCTATAAACATTCTTATTGATTTATCTCCTTCCCACCTATCGTTTATTCCATAATCACACAACTTTAATCTTTTTGTTAAATGCTTATGCATTATAGGCCTTATTTGAAGTAACCCTGCTGCTTGTTCTTTTTTATTATAAGCAACTTTCCATTTTTCTCTATCTGTTAATTGTATATAATCACTTAAACTTAATCCTGTTTCTGTTAATGCTACCGCTTTTATTACAAGTATCCTATGTATTGCTTTTTCTAAGGATGGTTTGTAATATGGTTTGTACTCTATGAATTGTAAGTAATCTTTTAATTTGTTCTCTAATACATCATTTAAATGCATTATACTAACCATTTCTTGTTGTTTCATGTCTCTTTGATAATATCCTTCATTAGGAGCAAAAAGTTCGTTAAAACACGTTAAAATTAATAAAATTGATATACATACTCTCTTCATAATATTTATTTTATTAAACACCGAATTAATTTTTAAAGTCGTAAAGATATAAAAATTTTATTACATACAACTTTCTACCTTAAAAACTCCGCAACCAATTAAGGTTTAACGGAGTTTTTCACTACAAACCGCTTCTTTTAACTTCTTTTATTAGTTCTTGAATCTTTGATGCTTCCATAATGTATTTTGTTTTGTTTCTATTTTCTTTTTAAATAAGATAGAGTACATGCACTTTTTGCATCTGTGTACCTTTGTTTTTCTATAGGCTATCCTCTATCTTTAACCGAATCGACCACCTCTCTCATCGGTTTCACAGTGGTGGTATTTTAAAAACAACTAAGGAGATAATATCTTCAATGCTTCTCCGCAATGCCATTTATATAAGTGAACCCCCAGTTATTTATCTACTAACTAACATGATAAAAATATATAAAATATATTTAATTACAAAACTTTTTCACTATTATTTTTAATTTATTTTTAAAATAAAGAACCCACCTATTACGAATGGGTTCTTTGAAGTTATGGGGTAGGATTATTAAGAAGTAATTGTTATGTTCTTTGAACAATATAAATATAATAATAATTATTGATTATTCAATATATCTTCTCTTATTTTTTAATTTCTGAGAATTACTCATTAGTTTCATTTCTTCTTTCACGATTTTTATCTCTTTTAATTATACCTTTCATTTCTTGATAATTGTGTACTGCTTCTACAAATGAATAACAAGCTTCTCCTACATCTTCTCCTTCAAATAGAAACAAGTCATCTATATTCTCTATTTTGCCATAATAACACCTATCTTCATAACTATACTTTATAGTAGAAGTATAACCTTTCATACTTACTTTTATCTCTAATCCAAATTGTTCTTGGCTAAAGTTTATTCTATCTACTATGTCAATTTTATCCATCTTACTTTTTATTTAAATAACTTTGGTTGTCTTCTTTTTAATTCTACATATGCTTGAGACATTTGTTTGTCTTGCCATATATCAAATCTCACTATTACTCCTGTAAATTCTTTTTCTCTTATATCTTCTTTTGATTTAACAAATATGAATTGATGTTTAGGTTGAACATTAAATCCTCTCAACATACTTTTTTCTGCAAATACTGCTATCATAACTTTTACTTTCAATAAATATAGCTAATATATTTTAATTTCAAAAGAATCTCTTAAAAATATTTACAATAATTGCTATTATAAGTACTATAAATATTATAAACATTGGGAATACATAAGTTGCTACTATAATAGGAACCAGTGTGATTATAGCAACTATAAAAATAATCAACAAAAATATTGTTTTAAATATTGTTCTCATAAATTTAATAGAATTATAGTTACTATAGCAAATAATACACCTACTATAAATCCTAAACAACCCCAAAATATTTCTCCATTATCATTGTCTCTGTTAATAGGAATATAATTACTTGTATCTGTATCATGGAATGTTCTATTCATATTATTTCTCCTTTGTATATTGAACACCTGACTTTGTTTGTTTCTGTAACATATTACTCTGCTCTAATCCTCTTTCCGTTAGATATTTCTTTTGATCTTCTATTGGGAGTTGCGATAAATAAAATAGAGTGTTTTATATTATTATAGTTTTACTCATCTTTTTGTAATTTTTTAAGTATATCGTCTATTACTTTAAATGCAAAATGACTAAATATTGTTTTATCATTCTTACCCAAATAATCTCTTATGCGTTTAAGATCATCTATATCTTGTTCACTCAAAGTTATAGTATTTTTATTAACTGTATCTCTATTTAATATAATAGGTTCATACATCTTATTATACATCTCTTCTATTTCTCTTCCTGTAAATGGTGTTTGTTTTCTATGTTCCATTCCACAAGCTGTTGTTACAAATTCAATATTCATAGAGTCCAATTCTCTCCACCATTTTAATGCTTTTTTACGATTCTCTTGATCTTGTTTCACATCTCTTATATTTTAGGGAATCCATAAATTAATGATATTGCTACCAGGATTATAGTTACTATAATTATTACCCACCACTTCAATTTATTTATGTGATAAGGTCTTACTGTCTTTGGTTCGTAATGGAATTTCTCTTTTAGTTCTTTTTTTCTTTTTTCATGATGTTTTGTTTTTATAGTTACTATAAAAATATACATAAAAATTTACATTACAAAATATATTTTATATATTTTTACACTTATTTTTTAACTATTTCATTATCAGTTAATAAGTCTCACTTTCTCCACTAGGGCAACACAACTTTTACTTGTTAGATTTTATCTCTTTGATTAGTTCCTTAATATCTCTCTTTGTGGCAGACCTACCAGCCATTCTATCTTTGATGTCGTCTATGTATTTCTGCTTGAGTTTCAACTTTTTAACTACATTCTCACGTATTTTATTTATTTCTTCTTGTTCCTCTGGCTGTACTTCTGTTGTGTTCTCTCGTTTGAACTTCTCTTTCAATTGGTTATACTCTTGTTCCTTCTTTTTTGCCTTGTCCTTTACATCTCCCCAATTCAATATTATCTTACTTGGATAATCTGGTGTCTCATTCATTAAATTATCGTTACGCTTCAATCCTGTGAACTTAGCATACCAACTATTTGTTAATTGATGTTGTATTAATAGTGGATCTATTTGCATTCTTGCTGCAACCCTTGCTATTAATAAATTCATGAAGTTTATTTCACTATATAGTTGTTCCACTGATTTACTACTTTCTATAGTAGCTGCGATATTGATTGTACCATCTGCGTGTAAGTGTACTTGTTCTCCCTCTACCTCTTTCCTTGCTTGTTCTAATACCTTTATTATTTCTCTTCCATAGGGCAACATATTCTTTCCTTGTGCCTCATCAAACTCCTGTCTGTATCTCCTTATAATGTAATCCAATTGTTCTAATCTACTTCTTTTTCTTGCTACTCCTACTGTATCGTACTCTTTGTCATAGTCTGACTGGAGTTTCTCTATTTCTAATTTATATTTTATCCTAAACCTCCTCAATAGGTCAATGTTAAGGTTCATACCGTCTTCAGCAAGTTTCTTGTGTACTTCTGGTGTGCTGTAGTATCTCCCGAACATCTCCAATAACTCTGCTTTCCTTGCTTCCAGTAGGGATCCTTTGTTACTCTGGCTTGACCCGAATGCTTGTTTCTTTAATCTCCCCAAATGCATCTTTAGTTGTGAAAACTTGTTGTATCTCGCTTCTATCCACGCTCTCTCCTCTTTCGATAAGTGTCCCGTTTTCTTCCTTCCATGATAAACCGTACCCATAAAATCCAATATAGTTCCATCGCTACATTCGTGCATCCTGTAACTATCTGATATTGAAACAATTCTATTATATTTTTCGGCTGCTCTCTTGTCATAAGCATACTCACTATTTATTCTTGTTCCCTTTTTCTCTAATTTTTGTTTTTTCTTAGTCATATATATAACTGGTTATTTCTGTCTCATAAAGGTATAAAATTAAAGTATTCATAACAAATAAGAAAATTTTATAATGTTTTAATGATTATTAGTTTTTCTTATAGTTTATTTTTTATAATTATCTTCAAGATATTTCTTACGAACAATATCAGGTTTCATACCTTCAGCAATTTGAGATAATAAATCATCTTTAATGAATTCTACCCATCCCACTAATTCAAATGGATTAAACCCCTCATTTGTTCTGTTCATACTTACTTTACCTTCTTTGTCTTTTTCTATTACTATAGTATATTTCATCCCTCTCTTTGTTTTAATAGTTCTGGATTGTCGTGTATGTTTCCTATATGTTTTGTACTTTCCACTAACCATCTTATATTCTGTGGATCTGTTAATGATAATAATATTAGTTCATCTGAAAATACTAATCCTCTACAATCTTCTTTCCAATAATGTGCTTTAAATACAAACCCACCTATTGTACTGTATATTCTGAATACAACCCCTTTTTCATCTATCCTTAAATCATCCTCCCATATTTCTTTATTATTCTTATCTTTTAATCCTATATACTCTCCTAGTGTTTCTTCTTCTATTCTATGGTTAAACCATCCATATTGAGGTTCACCTCCTAATATCATGTAACCATCTTTCTTGTCTTTAAAGAAATATCCTGTTACCCACTTTCCTTCACATCCTGGTTCTTTACTTTTACCTCTAAATTTTATTTCTCTATTCATCTTTCATCTTGTATTTATATTTGTATAAAAATTCTACGTACTCAAATTCTTTCTTATTTTCTTCTGTAAACTCTAAATCTGATTCTTTTCGATATTTTAAATACTTATATCTATCTATCACCCTTTGTTTATCTTCTTTAGCCTTATGTTTCCAGTAATGTTTTTGCATTTCACTACCTTGAATTTTTCCTAATTCCCTATACCCATTTTTAAAGAAATCAATTATTAATTTCTCTAATTCGTTAGGTTTTCTTTTAAATAATTTCATAATTTATTTTTTTATAGTTAATATAAATTTACATCCAACCTCTACCATCTAATCTTACACCTCTTAATCTTATGTCTGGTCTCAATGGTTCGGGTTCTTTGTGTTTGTTTACTTCTTTATTCCATGTTTCTTTTACTTTCTTTATATTTTTATTTTATTAAACAAGGCACTTAATTTATTTATATCGTCCTGTACCATATCTACTAATTGACTATCGTTTACGTGTTTATACATATACTTGTTCTTTTTATCTATTAAACACACCAAAGAGTCTTCTAATAGAGATTTTTCTTCTTTAGTTAGTGGTGGTCTGTCTTTTCTTATTATAGTAACTATAAATAATCCTATCATTATACCTACTATAAATCCAAGTAATATTGCTATGTTAATTAGTATCATCTTCTCTTAATTCTTTTAAATAATTATCAATAGAAGTATTGATATTGTCTGATATCTTACCAAATTCTTCAGTATCTTCTTTTTTACCTTTAAACATCTCATCCCATTTTGGAACTAATACATCTGTACTCTTTTTTAAATTTTTTAACTTACATTTCAATTCTGGATCCAATATTCTTTTAATAGGAATATTATGTAATTCCATATTTATCATATCACTTAGTAGAGAGAGTTTGAATAAATCTATTTCTTGTGCCATTTTTATTATTTTTATTCCAAATTCTTAAAGTTGATACTTGTAAAGCATTAATACATAAGAATTTATACTTACTTACTTATATATAGTAGTTAGGCACAATTAAATAGAAGTGCAGCAATCCCATCCACATTCTATCACTCTGTTACCATGTTCGTCTTTAAAACCGTATCCTCTCGTGTCGTCAATATCACATATTTCAACTATATCCCCTTTTGGGAAATATCCAGCCATTGAATCAACTTTCTTGGTTAACTTAACTTTGTCACCAACTTTAAATTTTTCTGTGTAATTTTTTGTATAAGCCATAATTAACTGTGCCTAACAATGTATATAGCAAATAGCCGTGTTAGGCGTTTTAGAAACTATCTGCTGGTTATTAATATTTATATCTTTGTTCATCATTCGTGTTCGGCTACTTGCCATATACTTAACGTTGTAGCACATTTAAACGATGCTACAACTCATTATATAAATAATGCGCTGTAGCTCGTATGAACTTTTTGCCCACGCTCACTCAACAATAATCTTTCCGTGTTCAAATATGCTATCAATCATCCAATCATAGCCCATAAATCCAGAATTTTTACGCTGAATCTTATTTTTTGTTTTGGCATCTATTGGTTTTACTTTAACGTTTGCTCCCCAACCATCGCCAAAGTTGTAGTAAAAATTCTTATGCTCCTTACCTTCCATAAAAGTTTCAACTTCTTTTTTAGACATATTTCTAAAAGCAAAGTGAAGGTTTTCAGCACCAGTCCATTTGCCATTCCAGCTACCGACATTAGGCATTGTAATTTCAAAACTAAGTATCATAATCATTGTTTTTGCCCACGCTCTTCAAAATACTCAACCAAAATAGTCTCTGCCATATTATTAAAACTTGGTCTATTTTGTTTTTCTTTTTCTTCGTTTAGTTTATCAACCAACCAATCATTCTCGTCAGTCAGTTTTAGTGATATTCGCTTAGACATATTGCTCACTTTTAATTCTTACTTCAATATCTGCAATAGCAAAATCCCATCTCCTTTGAAATAAATCACCATTAGCACGTAATTCACCATAATAATCTTTCATATCATGTGCCATGTGTTCATCACCAAATTGATAATGGTCTAATTGAGTACCAATTAAAACATCATCGGTATTCCATTGTTCCCAATTTGTTCTAACAATTTTTTCAAAATCATCATTATTTTCAGGTAGTGATGTTCCTATTTCTTGAATGAACATATCTAACCAATATGGGAACATATGTGAACCTTTATTGTCTAAGTCCATCAACCTATATTCAGACAATTTCATTTCAAGAATGTTACAAATAAAGTCAAATCCGTTTACTCTTGTAATAACACCTTCGTTATTTACATCAATTTCGGTTTCGCTAAATGGAAGTTTAAATGTTTTCATAATTCATTCGTTTTATTAATTTATACGTCAAAGGCAATACTTTTGTTTCAAACAACCAAAACATTTTTCAATTATTTTTCTTCCTACCCTAAAAAAATAAAAACTGTTTTGTGGTTCGTATTGAAATTCAGGCAATTAAACCACATCAGCCGATAACACGTGGTATAATGCATAGCGGGTTTTGTGTTTAATTCAAAGTTCATTACTTTCTATTTACTTCCGTACAGTTCGATATGTTCGTGCTTTCTAATCCGCTACAACACCATACCACCATACGTTGTAAAACATAAAATTATTCGCACTCCTCCAATTCATCTAAGTTGCCATCTGCTATATAAGCACATGCACCATCTTCATTTATACTCACTGTAGATAAAAATCCACAATTGTTTTCGCATCTAACTTCATCACCATCATAATAGTATTGTTCAAATTCTGTATCATTTTCCTCCCCACATGTAGTGGTTACAATTAAACCACATCCACAATTTGGGCAATCATCTCCTATAAACATTTTTTCTTTTTTTTGCCATAATAATTTAACGATTTTACAACAAGCAATATAATTAATTGCCTGTCAAGTTATTACTAAATTTCAAAGTTCGTAGTATGGCAACTAATCATATTACCGTACCGTTGTAGTGCATTTACCCACCACACAAATGGCATATTGTCTTTCTGCTATTTGCTTATCTGTGTATCCTCCCATTGTGCATATTATTCCATTCTTTTTTATTCGTACAAGCCATTTTTTAGCCTTCGCACCCCAAACCACACCTTCACCAAGTGGCTTTTTTATATGAAAAGAACTACCTCTATTTAATCCTTGTCCTCCGTAATCATTTGTATTTGCCATCGCTCAAAAATATTTAATTATTATTCTTTTTTAATTATAATTCGGTTGCATGGCGTTTATATGCCTTAACGTTAGCCACATTTACTTGTTTAATTTCTCTAATCTCTTCAATGCTTCTTTTATTGTCTCAAATCTTATCTTATCTCCAACACCATCTCCAACTCTTCTATTAACAACATATAAATCATTACTTTCATCATAATCTATGAAATGTTGACCTTCACTTAAATCAAAATAAGTTTGGATAATGGGTTCGTTGTTTACAATAGTGATTATATAATTCATATCACTTAACATACTTACTGATTGCTTTAATAAGCTTTCTAATTCTCTTACTGACATAATGTTTTGTTTTTATATTTTACAATTTCTTTTAACAATATAAATATATAAACTATATTTTTAAAAACAAAAAATAAAGCCTATTATTTTTCAAATAGGTTTTATTAAAATCAACTATTTATTTCCTGTACTTCCAAAGCCACCTGTTCCACGCACTGTTTCAGTAGTTTCTTCTACTGACAATAATACTACATCATTTACTTTTTCAAAATATATTTGTCCAATTCTTTCCCCTACTTGATAAGGGAAACTTTCATAATATAAAGTGGGAGGTTTCATTTGACTGTTAATATAACTAGGAATACATCTCATTTTTAACATCCAAACTCCTCTATAATCACTATCTATTTGAGCAGGAGAGTTTTGAATTACCCAATTTGTTTTTGTTAAACTACTTCTGGGAACTACTATCCCTTTCCATCCTTCTGGTATTTCTGTACTAAATCCTAAATTAACAACAACCAAACCTTTAGCTATTCTTTCTATTTCTGCAATATATACATCAAAACAAGCATCTGTCTCGTGTGCCTTTTTAGGTTCTATATAATTCTCATGTTCTTTTTTTATGTTTATTCTTAACATACACTCTATTGTTTTAATTTCTCATTATAAATATCACAATAAACTTCACTTATTTCACTACCTATTGTTTTTCTATTTAACATATTGCCAACAGTTAAAGTTGTCCCAATTCCAGCAAAAGGATCATAAATAACATCACCTATATAACTAAACATTTTAATACATCTATATGGTAATTCTTCTGGAAAAGATGCTGGGTGTTTAGTTATTGATTTTTTAGCTGTCGACATATCCCAACGAGCAAGACTAAATTTTATAAACTCTTCTTTATTAAGATCAGAAACCCCTTTATGTTTCAATTTATATCCTCCTTTTGAAAAGACAAGTATAAACTCAAAAGGAGTTGGAAAGGATGGACTAGATGGGCTATTGAAACTTCCCCATGCTGTTCTTGGAGAACATTGATTCTTATTCCATACAATTTGAGTATACACTTTCCATCCAATAAACAACATCATATTCATAATATCGTTTACAAGTGGAATTCTACCATTTTTCTGATTACCTACATTTATACAACATCTACCACCATCAACTGTTTTTTGATATAATAAATTAAATCTCTTATATAAATAGAATAAATAATCTTTATAATCTTTATTATCTTCATAAACATCATATCCTTTTTTATTATATTTATTATTACCCAAATCAACATTATACGGGGGTGATGTAACTGTCAAATTAATAGAATTATCTTTTATTCTATTACTCATAGTATAAAGATTATCTTCACAATATAACATATTAAATCTCAAATTTAGAATGTTCCCAGACTATAGCGATTTAAAAAATCTACAACCTTGAAAACACAAACAACAATCTCTATTTTTTCTTTTTAAACCACTTTATTATTATAATGTTTATATTTTTATTGTCTTATTTATAGTTAATCAAACTTTTCGTTGTCAAATATATTCAAATTAAATACTGTTCTTGCAAATTCTCCGTGTTTAGGGTGAACCAACCAACCTACTTGTCCTGGTTCTGCATAACGACCTGCTTGATGATCATAAGCTGTTGTTCCTTGTACTGAAGGAGAACAAGCATACATAGGAGTATCAAAATTAACGTGATAGTGACCGTGAATGATCTTATTAAATCCTATTTCTTTTGATCTCTCTAAATCTCTTAGTATTAGTTGCATTCTTGAAGTAGATTCTCTTCCTACTGCTCTTTCTATTCCATACCAAGGAATACCCATCCAACTTTTAGTTCCATGTCCGTGTTTTACTAAGTATTTAATATTAGATATTTGAATTACCTTTTCATGTAAAGCGTGAATATTAAATGTTACATTAGGAATATTTCTAACCATTTCTTTTGTTAAAACACCCACTAAATAATTCATACTATTCATACCTGCTTCACTTGCTTGTGGTTTCTTCGTTAATCTAGCATGATTGTCTTCAGTAATAAAATCTATTACCACTGTTTCATAATTAGGAGCAGTTAAGGCTATTTGTTTTGCAAATAACTTGGCTACTTCATATACTTGTACTGGAGATGGGAATGCATTAGTGATCTTTAATTCATCGTGAATGTCTCCTGAAATATTATCTCCTGTAAATAACCAATGCAACTGTTTTATGTTATATGCATTACGCATTGCATTTACATAATTAATGTGGGATTGACTAAATCCTAATGATCTATTTCTACATATTTCTGGATTAAAACTATTAAACCCTTCCACTTCATAAGCATCTTGAGTGGCTCCCATATGAACGTCTGAAGTTTGTTTTACTGCAACTACTTCACTTTTTGATTTATGTTCTTTGTAAAATTTTTCAAATAAACTTGGGAATGGTTCTATTGGAGAGATTGAATTTAATACTTGTTTAAAAAATACATCTAATTTTCCTTTAGATGCTTTATACTGTTCAAGTATCTGATCTTTTTCTTTGAGCTGACGTTCAAGTTCTTGTACTTGTTCGTTTTGTTCAGCCCTAAATTGATTAATATCTATTCCTTCACTCATAATTATACTAATAGTGCTTCAAATTTCAATTGTTTAATAGTCTCTGGATGTGACCAATATAATTCACCACGACACTTACCATGGTAATTATCTAACATTCCAAGTTCTAACAATTTTTTCGTACCGAAATTATTAGGAATCCCTAGTAATATTTTAAAATCCTCTGTTTTGTATAATTTATCTTTTTCTAATTTAGATAAACCTTTTTCAATTATTACTTTTGTATCATTTTTTTCTCTAAATTCTTGTAATGACATTCCAATACTATTTACAGGCCTCATATTCTTATTCTCTTCTTTTTTACTATTAAGATTACCGAATATTGGTTTACTTCCCTCTTTAAAGTTTTTTCTGGAACAGTCAGGATTATTGCACCTATAATATTGTTCACCTTTTTCTGAAAAACCATCTTTACAAATTTTAGTTGAACCGCAATCTGGACATTTTATTTGTTTCATACTCTTAACTTTTTATTTTCAAATAAATATAATAAAAATTATTTAATTGCACTCACTATAACCACAGTTTTTACAAATTATACAACCACCTTCCATAGATAAATTACTTTTACATTCAGGACATTTTGCTTTTAAATCCTTATCCTTCAAATACTTTTTAAATACCCTTGAAATAGCCTTATTAAAATCTGATATATTACCTTCTTTTTGTAATTGAAGGTATATATCCTCTAATGGCGTATGTTTTAAATTTAAGCTTATTTGACGTGTTAAAGCACCTTCTAATGGATTAGTAAACTCTCCTACTATATTATGAATGGTTCCATCGTCATCAACTTGTAAATCATATACTCTACTTCTTACTTTTATTAATCTACCTGTTTTGTATTTTTTTAATATCTCTTGATCTCTTAAACAAAACACTTCATAAGGTTTACTATTTAAAATACCCACCAACACAATCCATTTTACTCCCTGTATTGTTAAATGATTTATTTCACACATTACTTCTCTCGGTCTTTCTTCTGGAAACACTTCTTCTTTCTTATCATTAGAAACCAATACCCCTGAACGTGAACCATCTCTATATACCGTCAATCCCTTACAACCCGTCTTATATGCTTTCATATATACATCTGAAACCATTTGTTCCGTTACGTCTTTAGGCATATTTACTGTTACAGAAATAGAGTGGTCTATCCATTTCTGTATTCTTCCTTGCATTTCTACTTTACCTAAATAATCTACATCTTCTGAAGTTGCTTTGTAGTAAGGAGATATTTTAATTATTTCATTCAATGCCTCATCAGATAATTGATTTAAAAACTTCTCACATTCAAATCTTTCTTTTAAATAAGAATTACTTAAATCTCTATTTAAATTAGATTTATAGTACCAATCAATAAATTTATGATGAAATACATTGTATTCTTCCCACATATCTCCCACTTCATCTATAAATGTGGCTTTATCTTTCTCTGTTACTTTTCTTCTTCTTTTATAGGAAACTTTAAATACTGGTTCTATTCCTGAAGTTGTTTGAGTAAGAATAGAAACACTTCCAGTGGGTGCAATGGTTAAATTAGCTATATTCCTACGACCATATTGTTTATAATCACTTATTACCAATAAATCATCTATTTCATAAGTTGGCTCGTCTTCTCTTAAAGACATTCCTTTTATTATTCTTTTTATAAATGGATTATTTTTTTCTTTATCGTAATTCCAAATAGGAAAAGAACCACGTTCTTTAGCCATTTGAATGGAGGATTTATAGCTTTCAATAGCTAATATTTTATGTAAGTTTTCTGAAAAATTAGTAGCTGCATCGGTTCCATAAATTAATCCTAATGCTGCCAACATATCACCTTCTGCTGTTATCCCTAACCCTGTCCTGCGACCTTCTATTGCTTTCTTTTTGATCTTGTTCCATAAGTTAAGTTCAATAGTCTTATCGTCGTCTTTATCGTCGTCATTCTCTATTTTTTCAATAATTCTATCTATTTTTTCTATTTCAAGATCAATTAAATCATCTAATAATCTTTGTGCATAATCAACGTGCTGCCTAAATAATTTAAAATTAAATTTAGCACCAGAAGTAAATGGATTGTCTACATAACTATATAAGTTTAAAACTAACAAGCGACAGCTATCATATTGACACAGAGGCAATTCTGAGCAGGGATTTGTGGACCTTTCTTTCCATTCTTCACCATAACAACTCGGAATACTCTCTCTCAATACTGTATCCCAAAATATTACTCCTGGTTCTGCTGATTGCCAAGCATTATGAATTATTTTATTCCAAACTTTCTCAGCATCTTTCTTTTCGTTTATTTCTCCTGCAAATCCTTTCCAATAACAATTATATTCTTCTTTATTTTCAACAGCATTCATAAAATCGTCTGATATTAACACAGACATATTTGCACCAGATATTTTTCCTTGTTCCATCTTAGCATCTATGAAATATTCAATATCTGGATGATCCACTCTACAAGTTTCCATTAATGCTCCTCTACGACCATCTTGTGCAACTTCACGTGTTGTATTACTATAACGTTCTCCAAATAATACCAAACCCGAACTTTTTTCTGAAACAGAAGAAGTAGGCATATCTTTTGGTCTTAATGTGTCCAATGATAAACCTACCCCACCTCTTCTTTTATATAACTCAATCATCTCTCTTTCAGTAGTAAGAATCCCAGAATAGGAATCCCTTGGAGAATCAATAACGTAACAATTACTCAACGTGCTGAATTTGTTGTAGTTACCTATTCCTTCCATAGGTGAACCCTGTGGTATTATATACTTAAAATCCTTTAAAAGATTATATATCTCACGTTCTTTTAAAGGATTTGAATATTTTGATTCTATTCTTGCAAATTCACTTGCAAGTCTTATGTGCATATCGTTTGGATTTAATTCTAATAAGTTACCTACTTGGTCTTTTAAACAATATTTATTTATCCAAACTTGAGTTGCCAGAGTATCGCCTTGAAAATACTCTAATGTACTTTCAAACACTTCTTCTTTACTATACATATAATGTTTTTTAAACTTGAACGATTTGTACCAATGGTGTATTCAAATCACTGTCATTTACTATATCAAAAGATTTTTTAATAAAATGATGATTTGATTTTAATTTACGAATTTCTTTTTCTACCTGATTAAATTTATCAACTGGTAGTTTTCTTACAATAGGATTGTATTCTAATTCTCTCTCTATTCTTCCTTTTTGAACCTTTAAATTCAACAAAAGTTCATCTTCTTTTGGTAAATATTCTTGTAATGTTGGAATTTTTTCTGCTTTTACCAATGTAATCCCTTTTCTTCCTGTAGTAGTTAAGGGGATTAATAGTTTAAATTTTTTAGCCATATAAAGAATTGATTTTAATAAAATTAATAAAAATTTTTGGTATAATAAAAGAAAATCAAGGGTTTTTAATTCTTTTTTCACCTATCTCAACACCTTTAGGGTTAATGTCGCAACCAATAAAATTACGGTTTAAATCTTTACAAACTTCTGCTGTTGTAAAACTCCCAGCGTAAAAGTCTGCTACTAAATCGCCTTCATTACTACTTGCTTTTATTATTCGTTCAATTAGTGCTTTGGGTTTTTGGGTTGCATAATGAACATAGTCTTTGTGTAAACTACTCAACATAGGAGGTAAATCATCCCACCAATCAACAGGCAAAGATTTATCATAATTGTATTCAACTCCGTTTTTTATTTTTTTATAAGAACCCTTGTTTTTATTGGGAATGTATAGCTCTTCAATATTAAAAGTATATTTTTCTGTTTTTGAATACCAATAAATAGTATCATATTTATTACTAAATTTTTTTTTTGTTTTACCACCACTTCTGTATGCCCAGATAATTTCATTTTTAAAATTAGAATACCCAAAAATATCATCCATAATACACCGTATCCAATGATTTATCCTTGTATCCATTTGTAAATAAATACTTCCAGTATCTTTCAATATTCGGTACATTTCTTTTATTCGTGGTATGTAATGGCTTTCAATTTCACTTCTAATCGGTTTCAAATCTTGGTAGTCTTTAAACTTTCTACCTGTTCCGTAAAGTATATCACAGTAAATTAAATCAATGGTGTCATCTGGTATTTCTGCCATCAATTCTAAATTGTCCATACAAAATAATTCCATTAAATTATCCATAATTCTTTGTTTAAATTTCGTGTTTATATATCACTATATCAGATTTAAATTCACTTTCATCTAAGTCTTTTTCAAATTCTTCAAAGTTTTTATATGAAGCCAGTTCGTCGGATACAGAATTCCACTTATCTCCATTATGTCCTTTTACGTGCTTAAAAGTAATACTTCCTGGTGGAAATTTTCTATATTCTGATAATAGTGGCTGTAAAATATCTTTATTCTTTATATTATCGCTCCATGAATTTCTTTCCCACTTCTTCAACCATCCTTCATTAAAGCAGTTTACAGCATATTTACTGTCTGAATATATGATTGCTTTCTGATTCTTATCTAATGCTCTTAAAGCTGTTAAAATGGCTGTAAGTTCCATTCTTCCGATTTTAGTAGGACGATATCCTTTACTTATCATTTGAACAGGTTCACTGTTTATAATGAATACAACTCCTATTCCTCCTTTTCCATGATTAGGACTGTTTCTTTTTGCTACTGCACTACCATCAGTATAGATTTCTATTGCCATTATACTTCTTTTAATTCTAAGAAACAACAACTATATGTTCTTCCCTCTATTATTTTTATATTACTCATTCCTGTTAGTGAGTTAAATCCACATTCACACTCCCAATAAGAATTAGGGAGATTGTTTATTTCTCTTTCTTCCTCTGTTGGTTTTCTTATTCTAGTGTGATATAATCTCCATACTTCGTATACATCCAGTTTCTTTCCTTTATAAGTTAAAGAACCTATTTTTTCTTTTATTGTAGTAGGGTAGTGTTTTCTGTTCATTTGTTATCTTTTTCTTTTTATTAATAGAGTGAAATCTATAGTTACTATAATTTTATTTTCTTCTCTATTGTTTTAATTTTTTAAAAATTTAGAAGCAAATCTTTGATTTGCCTTTTACATATTTTATTTATGTAATAAATAGAATATGGTATATATAATTAATGCTCATAATAAGTAATACTCTTTATTATTAATATTATAATATGAAGATGTCGATATTATAATATGAAGACTTTGATATTATAATATTAAGCTTCATTTTTTGTATATATCATTAGTTCATAATTGTCTCCTAATCTAAGTAACTTTCTTCCAGTCTCTTTATTATCAGACTTTCTCTCTAATAATTTAAACTTACATAAGTTATTTATTCTTTTAGAAACAGCACTTGCACTTGCCAATGGAAGTAGTGGTACATCGCTAAGTATTTTTTCTTCTTTTATATAATACCAATCCACATTGTTCTCTGTTGTTTTTATGCATTTTTTACTCAAAATAAAACTTTTGATAGCATAGAAAACTGTTAAGTCTACAATATCTAAATCCCATTCATTATCAATCACTGCTTTTTGATTTATAGCAGGTATATGATATAAATAACGATATTCACTATCGTCCTTGTGAAACTTTTTTATTTTATCTTGAATAGATGTTTTTGGTTTTTTACCTCTATTATCTTTTTTCATTATCTTTTATTTTATGTTATGAACCATTCTATGGTGATCTTTACATAAAACCACCAAATCTTCTCTCCACGTAAGATATTCTTTCCCCTTGTTTTTATAAGTTTTATGGTGGACATTCAAATTTTCTGTGTTATTACAGAAAGAACAAGTAGGATTCCTGTGTTTTACATATTGAGAAACTGCCCACCAATACCAATGGTTTAAGTAATCTTTGTATGGTAAATTTATTATTTCTTTAGCTTTTTCTGGATTATTCTTCATATAATCTCCTGCAAAATCCAACCTTTGATATGGAGAAGCCCATCCTTTAATCCCTTTTGTAATTACATTTAATCTTATTGATTGTTGTTTTCTTTTTGAACGGTCAGCCTGTATTTCTTTAAGTTCTTGTTCTCTTTGTACGTCTTGATCTTTAAGTCTTTTTTTAATATTATATTTAATTAAACAATCATTACACAAAAAATTACTATAAGTTTTTAATTTATACTTTAATTTTTTATTACAATCTATTGCTTGATCACGTAATATTCTTATTGAATGTGGTTTTAAATTTGTGTTTTTTAAAGAATTTTCATCAATACCATTACAACAAATACAACTCCTATTATTTTTCTTTGTTTCAGTTATCTTAGTAATTATACTGTTTTTTAGAAAAGTCCAATCACTAAAATCTTTAGGAATAGAATCTATTATTTTAAAAATTTCATTAAGATAATCCTGTTTTTTCATGCAATTAAGTTTTAAAATTCCTTACCAATTAAAACTTCTGATGGTAATCCAGAATAGGTAAGGTATTCTTAGAAAGGAAGCCACTCCCTGTCCCATCTTGAAGTAACGGTAAAGATAATAAAAATTATTTATAATTCATTGATACTTATTTATTTTTTAAACAATCTCCCCACATATTGTAAGAATCAAAGGCAAATTCACACTCTTCTCTTTGCCAACATGTAGTACAAGTACAATCTTCATATTGTCCACCACATTCATGGCAAATTGTTTCTCTATACTTTCTATTTGCTCCACAATTTGAACAATGATATGATTTTTTACCATTATTCATTTTTGTTATCATAAATACTTTCATATTTGTTTTATTTGTTAATTATAACGGTCATATTTCAATTATCTTTTCTTTTTAATATAATCTATTAGATTTAACTTAAAATTGATATATGAAGCTCTAAGATGTGTTTATTTACGTTTTATTAATTTCTTTAAATGTTCTAAATCTTTCTTTTTAGGAAAGTCTTCGTTTTTGGTTGCATCTATAATGGTCATATCTGTTATTGTCTTACTCCAACTGTTTCCTGTGTTAGGACTTGTATAAGTTACATAGTAGTGTCCACTTCCTGTTTTTCTAAAAGAAAAATCCATTATTGATATTTTTCTGTAATTTCTTTTCATGATTTTATTTTTTTATGTTAACGATTTACATATATTTCTGCTTCTGGATACTCTTTACAGGCTTCTAAATAATTTTCAACCCAAGGAATAAAATCTTTATAAGTCCCCCATCCATTCTCTGCATCAAATTGTTTAAAATACTCTGGTTTTTCTTTTAATTTTTTTAATCCTTTTTCTAAAATAGGAATAATGTCTTTAGCTTGTTTAGCCTTTATTTCTTCTGGTCTCCATAAAGCTTCATAAATTCTTGCTTTATCTGCCATTGTATTTAAATTGTGAGTGATATTGGCACTGAATATTTCTTCTGTTCCATTTTCTTTAAACCACTCATCAAAAGATAATTCATCTCCTTCCCATGTTATATAATCAGCATATTCTCTATGGAAATATGATTTTTGTTCAATTGATAATTCATTATAATTATCTAATCTTCTATTTAAACTTACATCTAAACTCATTTTATTAATTTTTTAGTGATAATACATTTATTTCTTTTTGTAATAGTTGTTGCTTTGCTTTACGAACACTTATCATACAACGATTTAAGAGCGTTTCTTGTACGTGTTTAAAACTTATATCACATATATTTTTATTTTTAATGTGATGTTTTAAACAATATACCCAGTGTGTTTCTCCTTTTTCTACATTATTAGGTGAAAGAAAAGGAATAAGTTCAGGAGAGATATTTACACTTACTCTAACATACATTCCTATTGGAGTGAATTGAATAGATGTGTTCTCGTATAAACTTGTTGAACCTTTTATTTTTATCTTTGAAATCATACGATAAATATAGTTTATATATTTTTAAAATCAAAATTTTTTATTTACTTTCCCAAACAGTAACACCAAATCTTCTCACAATATCACCTGCTCTTTCCATATTTAACTGATGTTGTTTAACACGTTGTTTGGCTTCTTGAAAAGTTTCACACATAGTAGAGGAAGGTTGGAATAATCTACCAACACCCATACTATTTATATTCATCCAAATGCCTAAAATTCTATATTGTGCTGTGTAGAAATCTTTAGCAAATGGGTGTTTCCATTCTTTTATTCTGTATTTTAGTTTCATGATTCGTCCTCCATAAAAAGATTATTTCTTCTCTTATAAGCTGTTGTTGCTACAATAACAGAACATATTAAGATAAAACTTAATATTCCTACTATTAATAGTGTTAAAAGTATTGTTTTCATGATTACTTAGTATTAAATTTTTGATATTTATCAATATAATTTCCTTCACTTAAAGAAATAAATTTATCAGAAGTAGCATTAACTTCAAAACCATCTTCTCTCATAGCTGTTATTACACAAACTAATTTAGGATTATTCATTCCATTAGGAGTTAGTTGATAGTCTACAACTTTCATTTCCATTGCTCTGTTTTTAGGCTCATATATTACTGTATCGCCTTTTCTTATTTGTATTAATGTTGTTCCCATGTGTTTTATTTTTTAAGGTTATTTAATCTAAAATAATAATCTCTAAGTTTACGTAAAGCATCCTTTTTTTCAATAAAATTAGCGTAAATAACAGACTTTCTACTCTCACCCTTACCAACTTCCTTATTTTTACGATCTGTTAAAATTTCAAGGGTTAATAGAAGATTAAAGAGTTTTTTACTTTGTTTGTAAGTAAAATCTTCTGCAAATTGAGAATAAGTAATATCGTCAATTGTAATCTCCTTTAAACCCTGATTCAATAAGTCTTTTATTATCTTTAATTCCTTAGAATCAGTTTCTTTATAATATCTACCAATTTCAGATTGAATATTAATAATAATAAACTCGGTGATAAAAACAAGGATAATAAAAATAAAAGAAATATAGTTGTCAAATGTTAATTTACGAGCCTTACCACTATAAGAAGTTTTTACTTCATTTAACTTTTGTTCTTTTTCTAATAGAAGTAAGTCTAGTTGATTTTGTTTTTGAGTAGAATACTGACTCAATACATCATTAAGGCGTTCTTGTAAAATAGCAATTTGATTATTCCTCTCTGCTCTTTCTTCTAAATCAGCAGGTCTTCTACGTTTCCACCATTCAATATCTTTTTTCAATTGAAGATATTCTTCAGAACTAATAGAAGAAGAACGAAGTTCATCTATACGCTTATTATATTCTGATTCTACTTGAGTAATGTCATTTACCTTATTTTCATCATTTACAAGTGATTTTTCAAACGTTTTATTAGTCCAAAGGTAAATACCAAGGGAAGACATAGAAATTGAAATAAACAGGGTAAAAACAATAGTATACCATGAAAAGTTTCTACCAATTGCTTTACGTCTTAATTCTTTTACTTTACGATTTTCATTATAAAGTAAAAAGAGAATGGTGAAGATGTACAATAGGACAAGTACCCAACTAGATACTATCCCAACAAGTTGTTTAGCAATACTTAAAGAAAATACTACACTAAAAAAACTTGCAATGAATGATTGAATTTTTAAAGATTTCATTTTGTGTGTTTTGTTTACCGATTAATAATTTACGATTTACTAAAATTTACTTTTTACACCTATAAAAGCCCGCAACTCGAAAGTTTAACGGGCTGAACTCCGCCAGACTTAGCGGAACTGGCAGGGTTAAAATGTTCTTGTTATTATTCCCTTACTTGTGTGATCGTCTCTGTTTGGTTGAAAATAAAGCGATTCTTTAATTTTCAAATCCATTACCCTGTCAATTATATACTCATCCGCATTCGGGTATTTATTAATAATTTTTTTAGCTGTTTTATAATCTATCAATCCTTGCATATCTGTTGTTTTTAATTGTTATTTTACTAAATTTTCAATTTTTTTAATATTGTCTTGTTTTTTTGATATTTTAAACCTATAAACATAACGTGCATTTGAATATTCATTAGTATACTCAATATTATTTGATTTAAAAAACTCATGTATTCGATTTAGTTCTTTTTTATCAATACCGAATAATCGAAACATGCCCACACCGTAAGAAGTAGGATAAACCGTTAAACCACCAATGTTTAATAATTTACTCATATACTTACTTAGATTAATAAATTGACTTTCTTTATTTATTTTGTTCATTATCCAGTCTAATGTTAATGGCTTCTTTTTAGGACACTTTATAAATGTGCCTAATGGAATCAAAGCGGGATCAGACAAACAACTTATATTTATAGCGTTTGCCTCTTCAATACTACATTCATTCATAGTATCATAATTGCAAAACATTATATCAAAATTGTGCTCCTTAATTTCTTGTAAAAAATTGTTACTAAGTATCATAATGCTAAGTTTTAATTAATAATATGTTTCTACCACCAAATCCTCCTATTTGTTTCAGTAGGAGGTGGTGTAATATAGTTTAGTATTAATTAAACATTATTTAGAGCAACATCTAAAAATGCCTTTAAATGTTTTGCATCTTCTAAACTCATTACAAATGTGGTTTCATTTGGAATTTTTACATTTTTAGGCAATTCATCAATATCAATATTGTTTAATTCTATTGTTAGCACCAATACTACGGAAGTGCTTCGATTGATGTTTTCCTATTATACATAATATCCTTTAATTTTGAACCTATTCCTAATTTTCTATATTCTGGTTTAATAAATATATTTTGATGACCATTTGTATTCGTAATAACACCAATTGGCTCACTATTCTCAAAAGCAATTACGACATTACTTGGATTTTCATTGGGGTAATTCCAAACAGCTTTTATTCCTCCTGATAATTCTTTGTAAGATAATGACATTAATTTTTTGGTTAAGTTAATATCTTTAACAATGTCAATATTACTCAATATGTTACTATATGTAATATTATTCACATTCTCATTAAGATATTCTCTAATAGTTGTTGCTATAAATTTTCTCAATTCCATTTGTCTTTTCTTTTCTATATACATAATAGTATGTTTTTTTGTGTTTGTTTGATGGCATAAATATATAAACTATATTTTTAAATACAAAACTTTTTACATAAAAAAAGGAACAAATTTTAAAATGTTCCTTTAAAGTGTTGATAATGAATGAGAAAAAATTACATATTTTTATAGATATTTTTCACAATTCATAATAGAATTTATATGCTTTTCTTTCACTAATATAACCATTCTCTTCACTATAATGTTTTGAAGTTTTATATTTTTCTGAGACATTAATTAATCTTTCAATTTCCTTTTTAGTCCATTCTTCAGTTTGTTCTAAAAATTTAATCTTTAATTCTTGAGTTTGTTCTGTTATTGTATTGATTAAAGTTTTCATGATTAGGAAGCTAATATTGTTTTAATAATACATATACCAATCAGTTAATTTATTAACATCTCTTTGAATTAAAATATCAGACTCTCCTTCACCTGAACATGCTTCTGAAATTTTAGATAAAAAATCTTTTAAATCTGTTGAAATTTTATAAAAATTTTCAAGGTCTGAATATTCAAATTCAATAATTGTTTTTTTACCTTCATATTCCCCAGTAATGCTAATTGTTTCTTTTTTTTCTTGTTTAATTTTATCAATTTCTTTTTTAGCATATATGAAGGCTTCATTTTCACCCTCACACTCACCTTTAATATTAGTTCCTAAAACATTATAAGAATAAGCATCTTCCGACCATTCTCTTGTTATTTCTTCAATTTCAATTTTGTAATTTTTTGTTTTTATAACTTTTTGTTTTTTAGTTAATAATTTGTTTTTTAATTTCTTTTGAAATAAACTGTTTTTTGGCGCCTGTTATACGACGCACTTTCCTTAAAAATAATTTTCAAACAAGGCTTTTCATTTCTTTTGCAAACCTGATAACCAGCGTTATGAAACATATCAATTTCAGCGTTAAGATACATGATGTTATCGATTTTTATAATTCGTGTTTCCATGACTTTAATTTTTTAATTTTTTAATTTAAAATTGTAATCTGGATATCTATAATTTAATACATCGATAATATTAGTTATTAGAGCAAATTCACATTCATCGAAAACCTTTTTTTTGCTTAATTTGTTTCGATTATTATTTGTCCAGATTTTAATTCCTTCATAATTTATATAAGAGTTTGCAGATGCTACAACTGCGTCATAAATTCTTGTTTTTTCGTTTTCTTCATCAAAATCAATTGCAATAAAATGGTGAGGGATAAACATTCCTGTGTATTCGAAATAATTTTTTTCTAAGTTTTTGAAAAAATCGTTTAAATTAATTTCTATTGTTTTCACGACTTTTAGTTTTTTAGTTAATAATTTATTTAATTTTTATAATGCAGAATTTTTAAAATGAGTAAGTTCTATATCATTTCTTTTTTTATTGTAAAGCCAGGTTTTCACAAAAAATATTTTAGTTTTTGCCTCTTCAGTTGTATATCCATCAAAAATTAATTCATCGTCTATATATTCAAAAACCAACAACTGACTCTTTGGTAACCACAATTTAACTTCTTCTTTACTTCTGTTATAATAATCACCAATGTCTTGTATTCCTGTGAAAAGAATAGCCTTTTCCGTTTCTTTTTGAAAATACCATCCGAACACTGATATATTTTTGTAACCTGTTACGCCTAATCTTTTTTTATCTGCAGATGTCAAAAATGGTTGTTTAAGTTCATTAGCTTGTTTTGTGTTAATTTTAGTGATTTTCATGACTTTTAGTTTTTTAGTTAATAATGTGTTTTTTGTTTTGTTTAACGATATAAATATATAAACTATATTTTTAAATACAAAACTTTTTACATAAAAAAAGGAACAAATTTTACAATGTTCCTTTAAAGTGTTGATAATGAATAAGAAAAAATTACATATTTTTACAAATATTTTTCACAATTTATAATAGAATTTATATGGTTTTCTGCAATTTTACGTTTTCCTTCTTCAGAAATTAAATAATCAAAGTCATTTTTATTATCCATAAATAAACTTTCAACCAAAATAGCAGGACAATAGGTGTATTTTAAAATATAAAAGTCGGCTTCTTTATCAGGATCATCATCAGAATAATCTTTGCGTATTTTAAAATTAGTATTTTGTTCCCAATAATTAATAAACATAGTGGCAATTTTATCACTAAAGGTTTCTCCTTTAGAAGTATAAACTTCAAATCCAGTACCACCTCCTGCATTAAGATGGAAGGAAACTAAAATAGTATTGCTTTTTTCTTTATATATTTTATTAGTTCTTACAACTCTTTCTTTTAAAGAAACATCTTCTTGTTCAGGAACTAAAATAGTAGAATCAATATTATTCCCTTTAAGGTATTTATATACCATTTGAACAATTTCACGATTATAAACGCCTTCAAATATTTGTTTACCATCATAGATAGGAGAACGTTTACCTGCTGTCTGATATTCACCATTAATTATTCCTCCATGACCATTATCAAGTAACCAATGAAATTTACTTTTAATTTTAATTGTACTCATAATTATTGAATTTTAGTTTCAATACAATAAACACCACTTGTAATAGTAGGTTCTTTAATAAATTCATTATCTCCTGTACCACTTTGATAAGTAATCCAAGGATAAGGAATAGTAGTGGGAGAATGAGGATATACTGGAGTCTCAATAACAATAGGATTAGTCCAATATATAGTAGCATTCATATTTAAAGTGTATTCCTTCCAAAGATTATTAGGAAGAAAAATATTAAGATGATTAAATAAATCATTTAAGTTAACACTTTCTTCCAAATCAATGGTTTTATTAATAGTATCAAGTTTTATTTTCATGTTAATAAATAAGTTAAAAGTATAAATAAACCGCAAGCTATTAAAGTTATAATAGCTCTTTTTCTTTCTCTTTTTAATTGTTGTTCGAGTGAATAATCGTCTTTTTTAGTCATATTAAAAATGTCTTTTACAATATTCATACATTAATAAACTATCACTTTTACCATCGTGTGGCTTAGTAGCTCTTGCTGTTTTGCCATGAGCTAAATTAACATTAGGGAAAAGTCTTTGAGAAGCAAGTATTGACATTGGTTTAGTATCCAGTCTTCCTTTTTTTTCATACATAGTACCGTCTTTCTTTTTAACAGTAGTAGAAGGTTTGCGAACTTCACGTATTCCTTGAAACATTTCTTTTTGCCATGTTTGAGGACTTACATTAGTATAAGGAATAGAAAAAGCAGCTAAAGATGTTTCAATAATTGCCTTACAACGACTTAAAGACCAGTTTGTAAGTCCTGTCCAACTTCCATCTGCATGAACATCCTCTAATACTACATGGATATTTAAGTCTTTAAATTCTTTAAAAAAACTTAACATCAATAAAGGAGACCATTCTTTACCTACTTTAAAATCAGCCAGGTGTTTAAAATGAAGTTCATCACCAATATTAAAAGTACAAAATCCATCTGAACCAGGATCTATTCCCATATATATCTTATCTGTTTCTAACATACTTCTCCTGCTGCTTTTTTACGATTCATTAAATCAGTTGTAGTTTCAATATTGGCTTGTTCAGCATGATGTTCATAGTTACGTTGATTAACAAGTCTTTCTTCTAACCAATTAATATACATTCCTATTTCATTTTCTGCTCTGTATCCTACTTCATTTAAGAAGTCAATTTTTAAATCTTGTACCGTATAAGGTACGTTGTAATTACAATTTGTACACATAATTTTTAGTTTTTATAGTTAATATAATTAAAATTTAACCCACATAAATTTATCACAAAACTTACGTTCTTTGATAACTTGTTCTGTGTTTTCAATAGAAGTTACAATCTCTTCTAATCTACCTCTTGTATTAAAAGACATAGAGCTTTGATCTATGATTTGAGTGATGTCTTTATAGTGAGTAATAGAAAAATATTTAATACTCTCTGTATTTTCCCTAAAGTCTCCAGCTATATAAATTCTTGATTCTACATTTTCAGTAGGGTCTATAACAAGAATAATATTAGAGTAGCTTTTATTAAGAACTGCTATGAGTTCCAATTGTTCTTTTTTTAACATAATTAATATTTTGTATTAGTTCCTCCGTTATCGAGGTATTGTTTATATTCTTTAAGTTTTTTATCTGTTTTGTCATGTTGTCTTGCTCTTTTTTTAAGAATCTCCTTCTTTTCTTGAGGAGTTCTTGAATCAAAAGAACCTAACCACTTACCATACCCTTTAAATTCTTCAATATAAGATAAAGGTTTACCGCAATTAGGACAAATAATCTCATTACCATTTTCAAAGGTATAAATTTTACCTTGTTCCTTATACTTTATCTTAACAACAGGATAGTTGAATTCTGTTTTATTATAAAGCATACAATCTTTATTATCACATTTAAATTTCATAATTATATTATTTTACTTACATTATTAGTTTTTTCAACCGTTATTACATTATTATGAACTTTATCATGTCTTACGTGAGAAATAACCATAAAATGAGTATTAGGGTTATCAACACTCTCTACAATACTTTCTAATCCTTGAGAGTCTACTGATTCTAATACTTCATCTATAAAAGTAAGATTCAATCCTCCTGTATGACAAGAATTATTAATAAGAGTTTGAACAGCTAATACACTGGTTGCAATATCAATCTTTCCTCTCTCTCCTCCACTGTATTTTTTAAAGTTACCAGAACCCTCCTGAATACCATTTCTTAAAACAATAGGATTAATCTTTTCACGTATAGAACCATCTCTATTTTGTCTAAATCCTTCTATTTTAACATTTAAGTTGGTTTTCATGTTCTCTAAATACATATTAGCATACCCTTGTATAATATCTAAAGATTCATTCGCTAATTTACTGCGAAATTTCTTAAATCTAAAGACCCACTGTTCTTTTTCAAATATTTGATCTTTCTTTTCTTCAATCTTTAATTCATGTTTAGATTTTTCTTCAATGAGACTGTCTATTGATTTATTGATTTCTTCTTCTTTGGTCTTAACTTCTTGCTTCTTTATTTCTTCAATAGATTGTTTCTTTTGTTCAATCATTTTGTTATAATGAACAATCCTATCTTCAATAGAAGAGATTTCACCAGTAATATTGCTTATAGATCGACTTATATTATAAATTTCAGTATCACAATCATCTATTTTATTTAATAAATTATTCTTGTGTTTGTTAAAATCACTGATTTTCTGTTCATAACTACTTAAATTCTCATTCAATTTAGATAAAATCTCTTGAATTTTACTAATTTTACTTGAATTATTTTTAATATTAGTGTTAAATTCTTCGATTTCTTTTAAAACAGTGGGCAAAGTCTTTTTAGCTTCTTCAATAGAAATTTCATTATTGGGAATAAACTCATGAAAACATTTAGGGCACTGAATAGAACCTTCAATTGCTGTTTCAATCTCAATCTTAAATTTATTAAACTCTTTTAATTGAGTTTCTATACTATAAATCTCTTGATTGATAATATCTTTCTGTTCTACTGCTTTTTCCTTCTTTTTTTCTATTTGCTTAATCTCATCGTCAAACTTAATTTCTTGTAATGATTTAAGTTCTTTCTCTAAGGTTTCTTTTTTAGCTTCATGAATAGGAATTCTACCTTTTAATTCAAATATCTTATTTTTCTTGTTTTGAATAGTTTCTCTCGCATCTTCAATTGATTTAATATAATTACTTATCTCGCCATTAATCTTCGATATTTGACTACTTATTTCCTCTTCTACATCCTTTTCCTTCTCTTTTATTAACTCTTCTTTTAAATATTCAATTTTACCTTCATATTTTTGTAATCCATCATTTAATATTTTTAGTTCTTCATTTAAAAAATCAATATCTATTTGAACAATATCTTCAACACCATCAAACTTATTAAAATTACTAAATCTACTAATAAGTTCTTTAATTTTAGTATCAGAAGAAGAAAAGAAAGAGGTAAACTTTTCTTTACTTACAATATAATGATTTAATAAATCTTCTTTACTAATACCAATTAAGTCAATAATTAATTTATCACCATCTCTTACTGTTGCAAATTGATCTTTTTGATCTATTCCATTTAATATTATAGTAACCATAGAACTACCTTTAAGTGGTAATTCTCTTATAATCAATAAATCATCTTTTGTTAAAGAATTAAATAAGTGAAATTCTACCTTACATTTATCAGCATTATTATTAATAAGATCCGTATTAGTGTCACTAAAAGTTGGTAATCCCAATACAAAGCAAAGTGCCTCACGTAAAGAAGATTTACCTGAACCGTTCGATTCAGAACCGTCATCTGTATTATTAATACCTTGAATTAAAAAAGCACCTTTCTTAAACTCAAAGGTTTGTTCTTTAAACGACCGAAAATTCTCTAAAATAAGTTCTCTAGGCTGCCACATAGACTATAAATTTAATTCTTTTCTAACTTTTTCTTCTACTTCCTGAACAATTTCAGGATTGTCTTTTAATAATTCTATAACTGATTGTCTTCCTTGTCCTAATTTAGTTTCTTCATAACTATACCAACTACCAGCTTTTTTAACAATATCTAATTCAACAGCTAAGTCTAATACATCTCCAATAGTGTTAATACCTGTACCAAATTCAATATCAAATTCCGCTTTACGAAATGGTGGAGATACTTTATTTTTAATAACTTTTACACGTGATTTATTGCTCAATATTTCATCACCATTTTTGTTTTGACCTATTCTTGAAATTTCCAATCTTTGAGAAGCATAAAACTTCAAAGCATTACCACCTGTTGTAGTAATGGGGGAGCCAAACATAACTCCAATTTTTTCTCTATATTGAGAAATAAACAACACTATACAATTTGTTTTATTAGCAGGAGAAGTCAAAGCAGGAACCCATTGAGACATCAAACGTGCTATTGTTGCCATCTTTACATCTCCAACATCACCCTGTAATAATGCTTTAGGAACCAATCCAGAAACACTATCTATTACCACTAATCCGAATTCTCCACTATTAATAAAAGCACGAGCCACTTCCATTGCTTGTTCACCATTATCAGGTTGTGACATAACAAATTTAGGGTCTGTTGATTCAATATCTACATTTACTCCTAATTGAGAAGCATAGAATAAATCTAAAGAATGTTCTGTATCTATATAACCAACTCTTTTACCTAATTTCTGAACTTCTGCTGCAAGATGTAGTGCTAAGGTCGACTTGCCACTTGATTCCCAACCCATTATTTCTATTATTCTACCATTAGGATAACCACCGCCCAATGCTAAGTCTAAACTTAAACACCCACTACTTACTCTTGGGACATCTATTAGTTTACGTGAAATAGTTCCTTCACCAAATTTTTTATCTATATTATCTAAAACACTTTGTATTCCTTCTTTATTCATTTTCTTTTAACTTTTTAATTAAACAACTCTTACCGTATTCAACATTATCATATTCTTCTTCTATACAAAACTCTTCAAATTTCTTTATAATAATATCATTGTTATAAACCATTACTTCTCCTGTTACTGCTTTTTCAATAGAATCTGTTACTGATTTATGTTCTTTTTTAACATCTATTCCTAATGCTGTAAATTCTTCTTGTTTAATGGCTTTTATCTTGTCTTCTGAGCCTTTAAATTTAAATCTTATATTCGCTCCCGCTTCTTTTATTAATTCATTAGCATCCTTCTTAATACCGTTTAATTCGTCTTTGTTTAATTTATCTAAATCAATATCAATAGTGTAATATTGTTTAAATTCACTTTGTATTAATTCGTGACTTCCATCGTCATATAAAATAGTGAAACCCTTTTCATTATCTTCTCCAAAGTTATTTGATTGAATAGAAGGTAAATGATAAATATGACCACTTATCTTCTGTTGATTGTGATAATGCCCTAAAAACACTTTATAAAACTCATCTAATGCGTTTGGTTCTATTCCATTGTTTACTTTACTTCCATCATTATTTACAGAACCATTAATGGCTTGATGAGAACACAATATTTTCTTATCTGATTTAATCCCTAATTTTTCAAAAGAAACAATCATTTCTTTCCATATTTCTGTTTCAAAATAAGGAAGAAAATAAAATAACCAGTCTCCTATTTGCTCTACTTCAAATACTCTAATAAGTTTTAAAGCAGGATGCCACTGAAATTGATCTAAGAATGAATCTTGACTTGTATAATCAGTCTTGTCATGATTTCCAGATATGCACCATAGTTCTAATTCTGCTTCATGAACTAAATCTAATATCTTTTCAAAACACTTTAAAACAATAAGTGGTTGTGCTTGACGTGATTGAAATATATCTCCTAATACAATTAATGTTTTAATAGAGTTATCTAAAGCTACTTTTATTTTTTGCTTTACTAAGTCTATTATTTGTTCTGTATTATTGGGCTTTATATGCCAATCAGTAGAAAATAATACTAATGGTTTTTTCATCTAACTTATACTTTTTATAAATTCATCTATATCAAAATCCATGTCTTCGATATAACATTCATATGCTAATTCTTTTATCCTACGATCATACTGATCTAATTCAGGATATAATTCTAAAAATTCTCCTATACTTAACATTTTAAAAAAAAGATTAAAGAGAGTGGTAGATTAACCACTCTCAGTAAGTTAATTATTTCTTAGATAAATTCTTACGCAACTTAGCTAATTTATCTTCTAAATCAGGTGATTTAGTTGATTTATTTTCTTTAATAGAACCGTCAGGAACTTCTGTCTTTGGCTTCTCTTCACTTCTTAATTTTCCTGGTTTACTATCCATTAATTCGTCAAAAGATTTATCTCCACTGCTTTCTTCGTCTTCTTCTGCTGTTTCAGTTTCTTCAACTTTCTCTTTTTTCTTCTCTGGAGCTTTACCTTCACCTGTAAGTGGATTGTGTGGTGTTTGTTCTTCTTCAAATTGATTAGAAATCTGTTCAACTGTTTCTAAGAAATCATCATTTTCAAAAGCATTAAACCCATATTTTTCATCAAATAGAACTAATCCATTCAATTGTAATTCAAAATCTGAACGTTTGAAAACACCTCTTCCAAATTGTTCTGCAAGTGGTTTGGCTTCTTCAAGTTGTTTTAATTGTGCTTCACCTAATTCAAAATACTTTGCAAATTCAGCATAATTCTTAAAACTACGTGTCATAGGAACATCTGAAATAACAAAATCCCACTTACCTTTTTCGTTCTTATTTTTATCAATAATAATTCCTATGCCTTCAGTCGGGTGGCTAAATGGATCTACTGTAAGAGGTTGGTCTGGATCATCAAATTTAACATACAATTCTTCAATCTTATCCATCATTTTATCATAGATTTCGATTTTAAAAAAGTTTTTGTCTGAAGATTTCCAATCCCAAGCATAAAATACATAAGAAGTACTTGGTGTTATTCCTGGATTCCACTTACCACTCTTATCTCTCCATCCAAAAATAGGAGAAAGTTGTTTTCTTGCTTCATCTCTGTCTCCAACCTCATCATTTATTTTCTTCACTACGAACTTAATGTATTCCTCTACTAAGTCTTGATCTCCTTCTTTACCATGTAGAGTTGAAATAAATAATCTCTTAGTTACTTTATACTTAAAATCGTCTCCTAAAATTGATTTTAACTTAGCTTTTACCTTGTCATCGTCCATTTCAGACAATTCACTAAGCTTTTCAATACCAAGTTGTTTCATTAGTGATTTCTCACCAATTAATTTGTCAATGTTCCATGAACTTAAATCATCAATTCCTAATTCTACCTCTAAGTATGTACTTCTAAAAGGATAGAAAGGACTTGGATTCTTTTCAGGATCATGACTTGGTGCAATTCTAAAATAATTCTTTCCTTCATCAAGGTCACTTGGTCTTAGGTTTTTACCTGAACTTTTTGAACTGAAGTATTTTACTTCTTCTTGTTTCGCACTTTGGCGCATTTCTCTGATTTTGTCTAATGTACTGCTCATCTTTCTTTAATTTAATTGTTTAATCTACTTCTTTTATCTGTTAATTTAATTGTTATTCCATTTATTGTTCCTTCAATTATATCTTTTTCAAATTCTTCTGGTGTTAAGTTCTTACCTAAATAATTCAATTTAAAAGACTTTTCTTTTGCTGATTCGTGCATGTTTTCTATTGTCTCTAATTCTTTCTTTAGTTTAATTAGTTTCAATCTCATTCCTTTAATAATAGGATCTAAAGTTAGATGGTCTTCTGTTTCTTGTACAGTTGGTTTTTTATCGAACCCTTGTCTAAATAATTGTCTTACTTTAGCTTCTTTTTCATTTAATCTAAATTCCTCTTCTTTCACATAAGATTTCATCTCTGCTGCTAATACACCTAATCTGTTTATTAATACAGGAATAGTGATGATTTCTCCAAAAATATTGTAAGGATCTATTTTGAATATTTCGTCTGGATCAAAGCTATAGTCCCAATCTGTAGGTTTTATTGCAGCAATTTTACGTGCAAGATGAACATAAGTTGTTTTCTCTTCCATTGTTTAAGTTTGTATTTAATTAAATATAGAAAATATATTTTAATTTAAAAAATAAATCTCACTTTCTTCATAACTATGTACTGATTTATTCCCTCTATACTCAGCAATAGAACCAAACATTATAAATATTCTCCCTGTTTGAAATTCTTCTTCTGGTATGTTTCTATAAGATTCATTCCATACCATAACATCAACATCTTCATTGTTACAATCTAATATTAATTTACAGTATTCATCGTCTTTCTTAGTTGTTTTAATAGTGAAATCTTTAATCATTCCTGCTACTATGATCTTCTTATTCTCTGATAAATCCTTTATTTGATAACCTTCACAGTAATCTCCTAATAATTTTGTGTTTTCAGTTATTACCGTCTTGTAATCTATATCGCCAAATCCACATATTTCTTTTTGTTTTATCTGCCACCAGTAATTAGGATGGTCTAATAAGAATTCATCTTCTTTATCTCTCTTAGTTCCTGAGAATTCATAATATTTATTGATTAAAATCTTACGGTCTCTTTCTATTTTTATGTTTTCTATTGCATCAAAAGAACCACTTAGGATAAGATTAATTACTACTGCTTTATTTACAACTCTTTTCTCTGTTCTATTTAAAAAATCTTCTAAACTAAAGAACTCACCGTTCTTGTTTCTTTCTTCCATTATGCTTTGAAGAGCCTTTTCACCTAATTGTTTTACTCTTGTAATAGACCAGTATAATTCCATCTTTTCATAATTAGAAGTGAAGGTTTCTCCAGATTCATTTATTTCAGGAGGCATTATTTTAATGAAATTATCTGTTCTTCTTATTTCACTTATATATCTACCTAAGTTACTTTTCTTTGGGTTTGGATCATCAAATTGAAAAGCAGCAGTCCAATATTGTAAAGGATAATGGTATTTTAGCCACTGGCCAATATAACCAGTAATCGCATAAGATGCTGCGTGACTTCTATTAAAAGTATATTTAGACTGTACTTCTAACTCATGCCAAATCGTCTTAGCTTCATCTTCAGGACAACCTTTCTCTATAACCTTACTAATAAATTGATCTTCATATTTATCAATAACATCTTTAATTTTCTTACCCATAGCTCTCCTAATCTCATCAGCATCTATTAAACTAAAATCAGCTAATTGACTAACTATCTTCATTACTTGTTCCTGGTAAACAATTAAGCCATAAGTATCTTTAAGGATCTCTTCCGTTCCCCATCTATATGATATCGGAGAAGATCCTTCTTTCCTAAAGATGTATTCATTGTGGGAATTAATCTCCATCGAACCAGGTCTATATAAAGCAATACCTGCAATTAGATCATGTATAGTTTCTGGTTTTAATTCTTTACAATATTGAGTCAAACCGTGACTTCCAAAGTGAAAAACATCTCCATTGTTACCTTGTTGAAATAATTCATAAACTCCGTCGACATCCAGTGGTGTATCATAAATGCTAACATTCTCTCCCGTTTGCTTCTTAATCAAATCCAATATAAAAGAGTATTTATCTAATTGTCTTATCCCTAAAATGTCTTCTTTTAAAAATCCTGCTTTTTCTAATTCACCACCTTCCCATTCGCTAACAATTATTTCTTCACCATCTTTTTCTCCTATTCTAACAGGAATATACTCATATATAGTTTTATTTTGAGGCGTTATAATCATTGCACAGGCATGTACAGATGCTGATCTAGGTTGCTTTAATATTAATTGAATATCTTCTATAATATCAGGATGTCTTAGAATAAAATTCTTTAAAGGCTGCTTTTCTTGAGCTAATTTAAAAACATCTACCCAATCTCCTCTATCTGTATCAATACCTTCACTTATAAAATTAGCTGTCTTATGATCTATTCCTCTCTGTCTTGCTATATCCTTAAAAGCTGCTCTTAATTGTAAAGTCGTATATGTTCCTACAGAACACACATTATCTTGTCCGTATTTTTCTTCAAGATAATGCTTAACTTTACTTCTCTTCAATCCTTCAAAATCTAAATCTACATCAGGAAGACTCCCTTTCTCCACACGTCCTTTATTTAAAAACCTAGAAAAGAGTAGGTCATAATCAAAGGGATTAATTTTAGTGATGTCTAATAAATAAGCTAAAAAGCTACCTGCTGCAGAACCTCTACCTAATCCAACTAAAATATTATTTTCATTACAATATTTTACAATGTCTTGTGAAATGAGAAAATAATCAACTCCATTCCCAAATTCGGATTGCACTAAAGATATTGTATCATACTCCTCATTAATTCTATCTAAGTATTTGTCTAAATCATCGTCTTTTATTTTGTTTTTTAAACCCTCCTCTACTAATGCCCAAAACATAGTTTCTTTATCACCATACTTTTCTACTTCTTCATCAGTCATTAAATATTCTGGTAGATATTTAATATCAGTTTGAATCTGGAAAACACATTCTTTAGATAATTCAATAACATTGTTTAAAGCATCACCAAATACTTCAATAAATTCATTTTCATCAGAGAATAGTGATGAAAGAGATGAGTAATTATCTTCTATAGTTTTAAAATACTGATCCTCGCTCTTGAAATCTCTTACGTTACTTATATTATTTAAAATACTTTTAGCATCAATATCGCTTTTATCCAAATAATAAGCATCTGATATTAAAACAGGTTTTATATCTTTCTGTTTAACAAACTTCTGTAAATTCAATAAATATTCTTGATCTTTTTCATTGTTTTTAAATTCAACACTATCTATTTGATAATATAAGTCACTAATGGTAGAGTGATATGTTCTTATTTTATTATAAGGGGTGTATTTACAATCAACAACTACACTTATCCCTTCAACAAGATTCAAAAAATCACCTCTTAATATAAATCCATGGTTAACGATGTTTATAATCTTGTTTATAGTTAAAAGATTCTTCCAACCAATCTCGTTTTTCACATAACATTTAAATTGCAATAAGTCGTCACCGTCTTTAACTACTACTTGTTCTCCAATAATAGGAGTGATGTTGTTGTCTTGACAAGCAAGTTGAAATTTTAATACGCCTGCCAATGTATTCTTTTCAACAATCCCTAATGTATTTATGTCAAGAAATTTAGCTTTTTGAATCCAATCTATGTAAATTCGACTTCCATTTAAGAGTTCGTATCCTCCATGTATTCCTAAAAAAGGAGGATTCGATATTTGTAATTCATCTCTATATTTACCTAAATACTTTAATGGCTTTAATTTTTTGATCTTGATACTATCCGTGTAATAATATTGTTCTCCAAATTTAAAACAATAAAAATCTATATCAATAGACTCTTCTCCATGATCTAATATTAGATCCATTTCTTGATCAAAGACAATGTCTTTTTCTGAAACAACTAAAAATCTGCCAATATTAATTATTTCAAAGACATTGTCGTCAATCCACTGAACATCTAGTAAATTATCTTCAATCCAATTTTTTATCATAATTGCTTAAATAGTTTTAAGGCCTTATCTCTATCTCTAATACTCCAAGCAGTTTTCCCAAAATCTTCGTTAGATGGGGGATTTTCTTTAGCTTCATAATGCACATCAACGCCACCAATATTTACATCCATCTCATCTTGCTTTTTAATATAAAAAACCTCATAACAGAAAGGATCGGCTCGTTCTGCAACACATTGCTCTACAATTGCAGTAGTTTCAGTTCTATCTAAGACTCTATAATAATAACCATTCTTCTTAAAAATGGTTGGTAATTTTTTATATTTTTGTTCCATTTTATTATTTTTTATATCTATTTAAATACTCTTCATAGCCCCTTTTTCTAACTTGACAAGCAGGACACTCACCACATCCATATCCCCATTCATTCTTAGTCTTGTGATCTCCATTATAACAAGTGTGAGATAAATTAATAACGTCATTTAAAATACCTATATCATCAGCCATCTTAAATGTATCTGCCTTATCTAAGTACATTAAAGGTGTTTCAATTTTTATTAAAACATCTGAAGCTAAATGTAAAGATTCTTGTAATGACTCAATAAATATATTTCTACAATCAGGGTATCCGCTGTTATGAATAAAAATATCGTTAGCTACGAAATTATGTGTATCTTCTACCTCCATATCGTATGCTGAATCTCGACCAATATATTCAATAGAAACTACTTTATGATTTACACTAAATCCAGCTATTTCAGCTTCTTTCTTAACCATTTCCATTCCATCTCTATTATTATAATACTTGTATCTAGCATATCTCTGCTTAAATTTAACACCTGGTAGGTTAGATGGATTTATATAATCATTTGATTCCATTCTTTTTTTCATACTAACACTTGATTTATTAGACATTCTCTGTCTATCTTCTTGTAATAAATTATCCCACCACTCTTTCTTTTTTTGAGAGACTTTATCTCTATATTTTTTATAATTCATGGGATTGTTATTGATAAAAGTATTGTTTACTTTAAGCAATCCACTTTCCCAGCTTTGTTTAGTGTGATGAGACATATGTATAGAAAAATCCATTTTCTGTAAATTATCAACATTATTATTATATGGATTATGATCTTTGTGATGAGAAACCCAATCTGATGCTATATTTATATTGTTTAATAAAGAAACGATTAACTTATGTTCATATTGCACTTTGGTGGGTTCAGATGTTATTAATCTATATTTTTTATCATAGGTCGAATGAAAGGTTTGTAATGAATCTCCGTTCTTTAAATCTTTCAATTTAACATATTTACCAGATGTAAGTAGAAATCTATGATCCGATGTAGCTTTTACTGAGCCAAACCTCTTACTCTTACCCACTCCCCAAGTATATTTAACTTCATATATATCTGTTTCATCATAAGTTTTTCTTACATTAAACGCTCTTTTTAAAACTGTTTTTTGCTTCTGTACATCCCATGACCATGTTAAAAACTCTTTCCCTACCAATTCCTTTATAGGGATACCTTGAGGATAAATAGATAAATCTCTTGGACAATCTATCAACGTATCTCCCGTCACACAATAATCAGTTTCACACACGCCCGTCACTAAAGTCTCTGCTCCAATTTTTTGTGCATAAGCATGAGCTAAAGTTAAAAACAATGCATTCCTATTAGGAACAAAACTTGCAGGGAGATATTTTAATCTCGGATGTGTCTTATTAACATCTCCGTTGCTTGTTAAAGCAGAATCAACCAATGTATTTAAAAACGAAATATCTATTAAAGTCTGATTTACACCATGTTTCTCACAAATAGATTTAGCTTGCTCTAATTCTATTGAATGCTTTTGTCCATAATTAAATGTTATCGCTTCAACTTCATCAAAATTTTTTAAAGCCCATCCTAGACAGGTTGTAGAGTCCTGACCTCCTGAAAATACTACTACTGCTTTTTTCATACTATAAATTTTAATTAAAAAAAGAATTTATGTTTATTGTGAATGAAGAGAGATTTACTCCTCAATGCTTGTAAGCACTGATAAGAATACTTATCATCAAATATAACCTTATTTTTTAAATATTCATATAGCTTATCTATAAAATCATTACACTCTTTATGAAAATAACCATTGTCTAACCAATTTTTGTTTGTCTTAAATAAATCTTTCCATAGTTTTTGTAAAATAACCAAATCATAATCTTTAAAAGAATTATCTTCATTTGAAATATAATTTTTATCTGGCTTGTGTTCATTATAATAATTTAGCTCACTCTTAATTATTGATATTTCATGAAATTTACTGTGAGTCTTAAACCCTCTTTCTAAACCTTCCAACCAATTATAAACTCTCTCCCACCTGTCATAAGATTTCGTTTTATTAAAATAATTTTTTACTATTGATAATTTATACACTAAATCATCATTATACTTATTTTTTAAAGAAACCCTTAAAACTTGCCATTCAATTGTATACTTACTTATATTTTCTGATTTTCTCATTGATAGACCGATTAAATATTTTATATCTTTGGTTTATGGTTCCTTCTAAAATTACATAATTTATTTTAAATATACTTAATATATTTAAAAATAAGGAATGAATGTCTTCTCTAAATTTAATATCCAAGCTCCTAAAACCATCATCTTCAATAGAAATACCTTCGATATCTTGCAAAAAAATTAAATCATATTTATCAATACCTTTCAAGAATAACTTTTCAAAAACATCCATTTGCTCCTTACTGTATAACGCTTTATCGTATAAATAATGAGAATAAACAAACGCGTCTAATAAACACCTGTCTGTTATAAAATTTTCTTCTTTTAAATTCTCTAAATGCCTTTCTAAAATCAAGACTTGAGAATCAAAATCTGCCACTTTATTTATAGATATATTTTTTTCCTTCTTTAAAGTTCTGACAACCTCATCAAAAAAAATGTAACCTTTTGTCTTACCTTTTTCCTTAATTAACTTGATTAAAGTTGTTTTACCAGAATTTTGTGCCCCTGAAATAGCTATCTTCATGGCATTAAATTTTTAAAAATCTCAAGATTATAATATAATAAATTACTATTAATCAAAGAACTGTCAATATTTATATAATCAGCAAGCTTTGTTTTAATTTTTTCTTTTAAACCCCAACTTTCATATTTCTTATCAAATATAGTATGTAAAACTGGAGAACTAGTGTCAATTGAGGTTAAAAAATTATAAATAGGGTTTTTATACCATATTAATTCTTGTGGAAGAGAGCATCCTAATAAGTGATGTTTTTTCCAATCTCTCAATAAACCTTTGTTTATTAAAGAATTGACAAAAAATACTCTACCTAATGACCTTGCCCAATCTTTATGTATTGAAGGAAATAATTTCTCAAAAGCTGGCTGTGCAAAACTAATTGCAATAATATCCACTTTATCTGCTATATCATCATAACATTCCAACAATTCATCTATTGTTTCTCCCTGTACTACGCCTATTGGTTTAGCGCAGAAAGTTCTCTCTGTCCATTTATTTACAGAACTCACTGTAAATTTTTTATCCTCAAAACGATCTGGTATTATATAATAAGTGGGTTCTAATTTCTCTATCCACCTTGCGTATTCCTGCTCTTCATAGGCTTCTCCTAATTCAAAGACACTATTATCCAAAATAACCGTTCTCCCCATTTTCAAGGATTCTACAAAGAAATTATAATATTCAAAATTATCAGAGAATAGATGAACTAATGCATAATCAAAATCATTAAATTTACGACTTTCCTCTAATAAACAAATTGGTACTTCGTGACTTCTTTTCATACTTTATTATTTTTAACTTTATTAATATATGCTGAACTAAAACCTGTGATTTTTTTAATTTCACTTGAACTACACCTTTTTTCTAAAAGCTCTACAATTCTTGCCTTTTTACCTTTTACTTCTTGCTTTTTATTTGCCCTTTCTTTATGAATAGGAAGATTATTTTTATGAGGGTGGACTTCAATATCTATATAACCTTGAGACCCACCTTTAGTTTTAAAGAAAAACGATTTGCTTATGTCACTTTTTTCATTCATTTTTATCTGAACTCCCCAAACCTTTTTCGCCTCTTTCAGAATCTGATATCTCCTGAGACCAACTTATATCAGCTGAAATCATTTTGATTATAGAAAATTGCGCAACTCCTTTACCTTTTTCTATAACCTGGTCTTCTTTCCCTAAATTAAATATTTTAATATCTAAATCTCCCCTATAACCATTATCAATTATGCCAGGGTGTGGTTCTAAATTTTTATTGAAACCATTTCCACTTCTAGCCTCTATTCTTAACCAATAGCCTGGCTCTATAAAAGCCACTTTCATACCTACAGGCACTACTTTATTTTCACCAGCGGCTATTTTAACGGTTTCCACAGCAAATAAATCATAGCATGCGTCACCAGTAGAATTACCGTGGTAGTTTTTAGATGGCAAAATAGCATCTTCATGTGTTTTAATAAATTTTACCCTTATCATATTATATTCTTATTGGTTTT